TTTGGATGTTCTGCGCCCTTGAGCAGACTCGCAGGTTGGCCCTGCAGTTATTGCTCCTGTCGCCGTCGATGTGGTCAACATCTTTGCCTTCGATTTCCAGGCCCATGCAAGTGGCAACCACTCTATGTAGGGACCTAACCTTGTGTGGCCTGTCCCTGGATACGTAGCCGGTCTGTCCGATACGCCAAGAAGAGGTCGAGATTTCCTCGAAGTCCTCTGGAGATACCGTGATTACTCCGTTTCGGACGACCAGCTCCATGTCAGCCCCCGAACTTGGCGCGAAGTGCAGCCTCTTTCAGCTGCTCCTTCGTGCCCTTCAAGTAGAAGTAGCCTGGAGCGTTGGGGTTAGGCTTCCAACCTGCCTGAACGGCCAGCGCGAGTGCGTCGACCGCGGGCTCTTCCGACTCCTCCTCGACTGGAGCCGGCGGGGTCTCATCATCTGAAGGCTCCGAGCCCTCAAACGTCGTGCTGATTTGGAGATTGGCGGAGAGGGGAAAGAACTCGTAAGTGACTGACTTCTGGCCCGTCTTTGGGTTCGACTTGCGAAGGCCCGTGCGCTTATCGAAGTACGGCGAGACCACCAAGAATGCCTCGGCGCCTGACTGGACGAGCGGGAGCTCGCTCTTTTCGCGCGACGAGTTGGCGATGGTGTTGCCAGCGTACGAGACGTTGCGCGAGTTGGCCGAGAAGAACTCGTTGTCAACGCGAAAGCCTGCCTTGTCCCTAGAAAAACCCGCGAATGCGCCGACGACCGTCGCGATGGTGCCGCGAGCCTTCTCGGCCATCCATGCCTTCGAGTAGCCGGAATGCATGATGAGTTCGGCTGCCGTGCGCCCGGCGAGGGGGCCTGCTGTCACCACTAGATCTACCTGAGTACGGTCACCGCCATTTGCACCGAAGTGGTCGCAAATGTCAGTTACACGGACACGGTAGACTGCTTGATTGCCATTGTTGCCGGCGGGGAGTTTGTCGCGGTTGACTCGGCTCGTATCAACGCGCCCGGATGAGAAGAAGCTGGACATGTTTATCTCTTTGTTTTTGGAGTTAGGGGTTTCGGTGACTGTTCTAAGGTACCTGACGGCCTAGTGCCCGTCAACATCTTTTATTCGAGGGTCAATATAGGCTCAACCCTTACGACGGCTCGACCGTCCGACGACAACCCTACCGCGCATGCATAGGGAGAGTCAACACCCGCGACCTTGACGAGCCCGGAGGCGTCGTCGAAGCGGAGAATCCCGCCCCACTCCAACGGCTTCGAGCCGGTCACCGCGAGCGTCAAGAAGGCGTGGTTTAGGGTATCCCACTTCGCCGACAAGAACCCGACGGGCTTGCCGGTTAGGCGGTGCTGGAGCTCGCACGCGGTCGTATCGCCCCGAGCCGAGCACTCGCCGACCGAGAGGTCGTGTACGGCCGCCGCGCATCGCACCAACGCCGCCGTAGGGTGCTCTTGGAGGAGGAAAATCACTTCGGCTAGGAGCAGGAGGTTCATCTCGTAGAGACTACGCGTCGCCGTCCGAAGAGTCAACGCTTCCGACGACAGTCGACCATCTTCGGCCTTCCTCGGGTAGCCGTTCAGGCATCTCGTTCTCGAAATAGCAAAGCTTAGACGCCGAGCCGCTTAGGCGCTGGGCGAAGTTCTGGGCGAGCCCGACTTGGCGCCAAAACCTAGCCAAACAGCTCCCAGAGCCGCAGTACACGAAGTTCTCTACCTTCTCGCCGGTGAAACCTGGGCGATGTACGCGGGCTAAAGCCTGTTCTTGCGGAGCGCAAAGCCACAGCTGCCTGGAAATCCCTTTCGCCTGGAGTCCGTCGGTCCCTGTCCCGACCGCGGCCATCGACAACACCGCCGACTCGCCGTTCTTCAGACGAGTCACGTGACGCCCCGAGGCGTCGGTCTTGCCCCCGGAGAAGTACGGCAGCCCGAGGTCTTTAGACAGCCGCTCGCCGAGAGCGCGCCACGACACCCACACGTACGCGGGGCCGTCCTTGAGGAAGCGACGGACTTCCTCGACGACTTCGTCTGAAATCCACACCGGCTTAGACGGCGGCTCTCGAAGACCCGTAGCCGCCGAGTAGTCGAGCTTCGCTTGGCGCCACGCGGCTAGGGTCTCGGCATGCTCCGGGAGTATGCCGCGCTCGACGGCGTCGCGGACCATAAACTCGCTGTCTAAGTTCAACCCCGGGAGGTATTTGATGGTATTGCGAACGGCGGACGCCCACGCACTCGACGCCTGCTTATACTCCTCTGGAGGTGCTGGGTCCTGGATTTGGTAGAAGCCGAAGGACAGCGTGTTCAACGGCCTGGCCAAAGATTGAGCGTCCGCGAGCAAAGTGCCATCGGCCAACGCCCACGCGGGCCGGTCGTTCTCTTCGTCGCCCTCCAGCAGCCGCACGTATTCTTGCTCGATGGCCTCGTCCTCGTTCTGGACGTAGTAAGGTTTTAGGTCCGCCGGTATTTGCAAGGGCCCGTCGGCGGACCCAACGACGCCTGCCGTTTCGAGGATTCGCTGCCCGATGAGCTCGCAAACCGCACCCCGGGCGTCTTCCGAAAAGTCGGCGGTTTCGTACGCGGTGCGAAGCCCAGGCGGCATGTGCGACAGCAGCGCCCCCGGGTCCGTGCGCTTGCCCTTGGACGGGCGCGGGTCCGTGGCGTCGGACCACGCCTGAAGCTCCTTCCACTCCCTTGGGAGCGGCGAGCGGTCGCGTAGGGCCCAGTACATAATGTGCGCGGCGTCTGACAGCGAGCGCCGGATAAGCGTCCCGGACATCGCCACTACGATGGTCTCTGGGTGGCCTTCTAGGTACCTCCCGACTCGTCGAGTGCCGGCGGCCGACACGTCGCCAAAGCGATGCGCCTCATCTAGTACCACCATATCGGGGCGGAGCCGTTGGATGATATCCGGGTAGATTTGCTGGCCGTCCGGGAGCGTCTTTGCCCCCGAGCCCGGGGAGGATATCTTCTCGTACGACAGCACCGAGACGTCCTCGAATGTCGGGATGCGCCAATGCTGGTGCAACCGGCGCCATGTCTCCTCGGCGTCCACGAGCATTGACGCGGGTACCACCAGCAGCGGGCGCTTCGGGCGCATAATCGCGATGGACGCCGCCGCGATGAGCGTCTTACCGCCGCCGGTACGCACCGGGAGAACCGCACCCCGACTCTCCCACATCTCCTTGAGGGCGAGAGCTTGAGTCGGGTACAGCGCCCCGGGCCAAGGACTGTCCGAGCGCGCCAGGAGCTTAGTCAACTCGGCGGCGAGCGCCCGAGACTCGGCGGAGTTCGGGTCGGGTACCGCGCGGCGCGGCAAATCAAATATCCGATTTAGCTCGGGTCCGTCCGAGACGCTGTGAAACACGGGCATTGGTCGAACCTTATCCTATTCGTGTCTGAGATGCGAGAGAATCAGCGGGGCGCGAGCAGGCGGTCGAGCTTCGCTTCGATGCGCTCCAGCGTCGTGCGCAAATCGGAGTGGTAGAAGACGCCGGGGTCGGTGGGCTGCTGGACGACGGGCGCCGCGACGAAGGACATAGGCGCCTCTTCGGCCACGAACACGTCCTGGGGCTCGGCAACGAATGCCGGCACTTCGACCACTTCGACCTTAGCCGCCTTGACCTTTTTGGCCTTCGGCGCCTTGACTGGCTTTTCGACCACGACGACGGGCTCAACGCCTTCGCCTTCGGCCGCTGCTTCCGGGGTGGCGTAGGGCGCTTTGCCGGCGGCTTCCGGGGCGTTGATGAATCCGGCTTCGACGGTAGCCGGCGCCGGGCGCGCGGGCCTACGGGCGGCTAGGTACTCGGCAACCAGCTTCTCCGCTTCGAGTTCCTCTTCTTCGGGCGGCGCGGGCGGGGCTTCGTCTAGCTCGCCAGCAGCCTCAACGGCGGCCCAACCTTCCGGTGCGGCGGGCTCTTCGTCTGCCGGCGGCGCGGGGGGCGCTTCGTCGTCTACGGGGGGAGGCGGCGGGGCGTCGTCGGTTTCGAGGGCGAGGGCGGAGTTGCGGATGGAGTCGAGGAAGTTGCGCATTGATAGCTCCTGGTTGTTGTCGAGGTTGAGAGGATCAGATTGAAACACGCCGCGAGCCTTAGTGCAACGTTCTGCTTGTCCGCACGGACGATTGAATGCGTTGCAATACGAGGCGCGATACGGAACGTCGTTAGCTTTCGGGCGGATAGCGTATAGCTCGTTCATCTCTTGCGCGTGGCCGTGCATGGTGGCGTAGGCCGCCTCGGTGGCCTGGCGGTCGAAGTTGCACTCGACCAACCGAGTAGTGAACGGGGCCTTCGATTGGATGTACGCCCAATGCCCGGTCACCGTCTCGGCGCCTTCGCAAAACTCCCTCGTGGCGTACAAAGTACTTTGCGGGTCAATCTTGCCGTCCGCGTCCACTAGCAGCCCACCCGACTCCCGGAGCGCCCACTTGAGGTCGTTAGTGGTCTTAGCGTCGCCAACGATGCGATGACTGGGCGCGTCGCCTGCGCGGCGCCAGTCCGTGTAGCCCAGCCAGTTCACGCCTTGGATGTGTAGGCGGAACTCCTCTTCCGAAGCGGAGGTCTCCTTGCTGGGAAAGTGCGGATGGTCCGAGAACATCGCCAGCCACTTCTTGGTCACCGGATGCTTCGGGAACGTGCCGTTCTTGATCCACTCCTCTATTTCGGCGTGGACCTCGGTTCCGAGCGTCGTTGCGGCCGTGGACTCCTCGCGGAAGCCCTCGATGCGCTCGAACACCCATCGGCGAGGGCAGCCTAAATATGTCTTCAATGAGGACGCTGACAAGGGTTTCATGTGTCCCACTCTAACCTACCGGCTTGCTCGATGCCAGCGAATAGGGCTATTCTCTGCGAATGCTCGTCGCTGCGCCCAAGAATCTCGGTACCTGGACTATCTCTCTCCACGACGTCGGCTCAAAAAGCGACGGGGGCATCTACACTTGTGACCTCTCGGGGCGGCTGACGTTCCGGACGCGTGCGGAGCGTCGGGCTTGGCTGAACCCGACTAAGCGGCAAGGCAACACGAAGTTCGCGCACGGCGGATTCGTCCCGGCGCTCTTTGGCGACTCTCTGGAGCGCAAAAACTGGAACGCGAGGGGCACGGACGCTTGGGTGGTGCTGGACTTCGACGGGCTGCCTACGGAGGCCGCTAGCCGCTTCGGCGCGCTGGCGCCGCTCACCGGAGAGTGGCTGACGTCTTACTCCCAAGGCATCAAACCCGGTGGTCGCATCCGGATGGTGCTAGAGCTCGACCGGGCGCTCAAGTACGACAAGTCATCCGGGGTTGACGAGGTGTCGCCTGCCCGCGCGGCGGCGTCTTATTACGTGGCGGAGCTCCTTGGGCTAGACGCCGAGGCGCTGGCCGAGAGCAACGTAATCGACCGACTTTGCTGGAGAGTCAGCCAGTACTATAATACGCCTTGCCACGACCCTAAGCGCCCCGGAGACACGTACTTCGCGGAGCTCAACGGTGGCCACGTGCTCTCGGTCGACGCGCTGCTCGCGAAAGGCCGCTCGCTGGTCAAAGTCTTAGCCGGGGCAACGCCGCTCAAGCCGGGCGAATACCCGGCTCCGACCCCCCGAGACCGGGAGCTGGCGCTGGAAGACCTAGAGACCGTATGTAGCTGGCTCGAGGCTCACCGGGGCAGCGGCTTCGGCTACTCGTACGTCCACGTCAAGCGCCTCGGGGGTCGCGTCGCCCTCGGGCAGCTGGCGTTCGACGAGGCGGAGGACTGCCTGCTCTCCGCGGTCGCAGATGGGCTGGACGCTGAGGCAGAGGAGTCCTCGACGAAGCCCGACGCGGATTTGCTCGCTCGACGAGAGGCGTATGTTAGAGCATGGCTGAACGACCCGTACGTCCACTCGGGCCTAATCGCCTCAAAGCTGGAGTTCTCGCGTGAAGCTTGATTTCTCGCCGCCTGCGCGGCGTACGCTCAAGGTCCACCAACCGTACACCGGCACCGGCAAGTCCTACGCCGCGGCTGGGTACTTGGCGGAAGTTGCTGCGTATCCGGTTCAGGACAACGGCCAGCCGCTTCTGAAGGTCACGTACGCCGCTCCGTCTCACCGGGTGGCCTCGGATATGGAGCGCGCGCTAGCCGAGCGCGGAGTGCCTTCCGAGACGGTCGTACACCGGTGGTCCGTGCTGATGGCCCGCGAGGACCTCGACGGCACCGTCACGCCGAGTTGCCAGCGCGCTGAGGAAATCCAAATCCTCATCGAAGCCGGCACGGGGCTTCAGCCGCGAAAGGTTTGCATCTCCTGTCCGTTCCGGCAAGAGTGCCCCGCCCACGCCGCGGCTCTCCGGGACGACGTCCGGGCGAAGACCGCCGCCATTGAGATTGTCACCCACGCTGCGCTGGGCGGAGACGCCGCGGAGCAGCCGCTGATTTGCGACGAGCCGCCTGGGTACCTGGACGATGTTTCCGTGTCGAGCGAAGTGTTGTCGTGGATTCGTGGCGACCAGCCCCTTCACGGGGTGTTGGTTCACGAGCGCGAAGTTGCCCGGCAAATCGCCAGGGCTTGGCTCCGGGGCGCGGACCCGTACGCTCCGGCGGCGGGATACGCCCGCGAGGACGAGGACGGCAACCTCGTCGAGCGGGAGACCATCGGCCAGTGGTTGGCGCACCGAGATGGCTCGGCGTTCGACGTGGTCAACGGCCACGACCTCCCGCGCGGAGCGTCGGCGCAAACCTTAGCGACAATCCGGGGTGTTCGAGATGTGCTGCGTCTGGCGGCGTGGGACCTTCGCCGAGGGCACCCACGCCGCAAGGGCACGAAGGCTGTCGACGTGTCCATCCCGGCAGCGGCGATTATGCGCCTGCGTGAGCAAGGCGGCATTCTCCTCGATGGAACGCCGTGGCTGACTGCCTTGACCGAGCTATTCGACACCCTCGAAGTGTTCCCGGCCGAGGAGCCAAACTGGGCTAGCTTGCCGGTGACTCGTCAGTGGCGCGAGTCCAACGGAGTAGCCAAAGTCCGTCTATGCCACTCGTATTGGGACGGTGCGCGGTTTAACGATGAGCCTGGTTGCCGTCGAGTCGACGACGTCTCGGTGCCCGGGGTGAACTGGCCTCTGGTTTTGAACGAGCTTCGGCGCGCGTTGTCGGAGGTCTCCGGGACGGTGTTGCTCGGGTCGTTCAAGCTGGTCGTCGATGTGCTCTCCGGGAAGATCAAGGACCACGTCGAACGCGACGGGGCGTTGGCGCCGCTCGAGAAGGTGCGCCTGAGCGCGCTGGAGGCGTGTAGGCGCCTCGTGACCGAGCGAGGCGTACAGAGCTGCTCCTTCGGCGCCGTACGGTCTAGGAACGACTGGCAGGACGTCCAGGCGGTGTTGGTGGTCGGGTCTCCGTTCATGTCCGCCCAACGCACGGCGGAGGCGCTAGGCATCGATGAGAGCGACGTCGAGGCGGCTCGGTGCGAGTACGCCCAAGGCGAGCTCATCCAAACGGCGGAACGCGGTCGGTCGGTGCGCCGAACCGAGGCGAACCCGCTGACGCTGACGATCGTTTGCGCTTCCAAGTGCCTGCCCAAGGGCTGGGGCGTCAAAACCCGGCGCACTCTCCCGACAACGGCAGACGAACGCCGCCAAGACGCCGCGCTGGCTCTCCACGTGGCCATCTCGGTGCACGGCGAGGATGGCGTTAAAGCCGCCCTAGTGCCCAACCACGGAGACCGGTCGTGGCGCAAGTGGATGGGCGGGGAGGTCGATTTGTCATCGGTGGACGGGCTGCTTGCGGAGCTTTGCAAAGGCGAGCAGAAGACGCCCATCCCGAGAGAGTACCTCCGGGAGACGCAAAACGAGTGGAGACGTCTACTTGGCGAGGTGTCGGCTGCCGAGAGCCAGGGCGCATATCGCAAACAGCTGAACAAGTACGTAGGAAGAGGCCGACTATGGCTAATCCCGCTTTGTTTAGGTCAGTACCTGGAAAGCCTCTAAGCCCGAATCCGTGAGTTTCCTCCGGTGTGCGTAGGGGCACTTCTGTTGAGGCGATTCGAGCGATTCCAGCTACTTAGCGAGTCGGCGTCCATCCGGTAAATCCCGAATAGCCGAATGAAAACACTAGGCGGTCTGCGCTTTCTCACACAGCGGAACGAGTGCCAATAGAGATATCTCAGACTCTCTGGCACTCGTTCCGACCTTTGAGATAACTCACACCTCCGGATAGGCGGCTACCGGCGGTCGCTGAGCGAGACTCGGGATGGGCGAGCTTCGGCGCTTCGGGATTGACGCCCTTCGCCAAACACGATAAAAAGTTACTTATGAACTGCCTGCCGCCCCCCGCCCTCGAAACCGCCCTCTGCCACGTCGCCCATCCGGGAGATTGCGAGTGCACCCTCTGCCTGCCTACGCGCCGCCTAATCGCCGCCTGGCCCGTCCACGGGACGTTCTGCGGCTGCGAGCATTGCCTTCGAGCGAAGGTCGCCCGCATCGACGCCTTCGCCGAGGGCTTGCTGGCCGGCCTCGCCGCCGCCCCAGAGACCGTAGAAGGCCCGCAAAGGGTCGGGGCGCCAGTCAGCTACCCCCAAGACGTTTTCGGGGCTTCTAGCAGCCCTACGCGCCGCCCGCCGCCCCCTCTGCCGTCCAGGCGCTAGAGGTAGCCTCAGAAGCCGTACTGAAGGTAGTGGTGCTTGGCGACCTTGTCAGCGTCAAGGTTGCTGAGGAATGCCGAGTGGAGCGTGACGCGCTCGACGGTGCCCGCGAACCGATAGAACTGATGACCCAGTTTCAGCGCCGTTGGAGCCGCCAGCGAAGGCGACACGGGATTGAAAAACGGCGCCGACGTCCACGTGCCGCCGTTGGTGCGGGTTTGTAGGGTTCCCGTTTGCATGCGGTACTGCACCACCAACTTCGTGTTGATGGGCACGGTACGCGGCGTGTTGCCGTTGTACAGCGCACCGCCGCCGACGTAGCAGTACGGCAGAAGGCTCCCCCCCGTAAAGCGCAACAACAACCCGGCATCCGTACCCAAGGTGGTCGTGAAGAGGTCCGCGTTTGCGGCGGTGTACCGGCACGTAATCGTCAAAGTACCACCGAGGCCGTTGTGGAGACACGCCCAGTCAGCCAAGGAGCCGGAATATAGCATCTCGTCGTTGGAGCCGTCGAACGTGGCTGAAGGCAGGCTATTCCAGGTTGCATCCGACGCCGAGTACGTCGGGCGCGCGGTGCCGGTACCGACGAGCGACTTGGCCCGAATGGTGTCTGCGATAGCGTCGACCGCTCCCGACGTTTGCTGGATGGTAGCAGCGTCCAAGACCGTCCCAGAGACCGTCGATAGATCCGGCGTGACCATCGCTGGAATGGCGCCGAAGTTGCCCGCGAACTGCTGAGCCAGCACGGCTGCGGCAGGAGCGGCTTGGTGAACTAGGTAGTCTACTTGCGTGTTGTTGACGGCCCCATTCCCCCACGGTCCAGCCGGGTCAACCACGAACATAATGCGGTCGGCGGCTGCCCACGCGGCCTGTTGCGTCCGCACGGTGTTCCAGCTCGTCGAGTAGTTGACGTGCGGCGTGCCCGCGGGGAGCTGGGCGTACAAAATCGGGACGGAAGCGGCACCTGCGATAGCAGCCCGCCACGCGGTGAACGTGGTCGTCCAGTTCGTACCCCACGCCGGGCTGCCCAGCGAGCCGTCGTTGGCGCCGCCGTACAGCAGGAACCCGCCTAGATACGCTCCGGGCTGGGACAGAGCCAGCGCAGCCGCCGCGATGACCTTTTGATGCATCGACACGGGGTTTACGTCTGGTAGGTAGTGCGTTGAGTTTGTGCCCGACACGCCGCACTGCACCGAAAGGACTTTCTTGGTCGGGATCTGGCGCTGGCGGTACCAGGCGAACATCCCGTCCGGTCCCACGCCGCCAGGCCCCGGCTCGGCCAGCTCTGTGACCGAAGCCGCGAAGTCCCGGACCATGTACAAGGTGCCGTCGGCCGGAGGGAAGAACCCTGGCATTTCGGTGATCAGGCCCGAGCCTTGCATCTCTGAGTCGCCGACCGAGATCCACACCTCCATAGGAGTAGTCCCAGGGCTTGTACTTCGACGCGCGGGGGGGGCTCGGCGGATGTCACGGCGTAATAGGCGCATAGCCTATACTCGCCGACTAGAGGGCTACTCGGCCCTTCAACCTCAGAAGTAGGCGACGTGGTGGGACTGCGCGACTTGGTTGGCCTCGTAGTCCGTGAGGTACTTGGAGTGCAGCGTGGCCCGCATTATCGTTCCCGCGAAGCGGTAGAACTGGTACCCGAGACGAGGGGTGAAGGTCGGCGCTGCAACCGACGGCGAGCCCGAGTATGACGGTGCCGGCGTCCACGGCTGTCCGTCGAGGCGGATTTGCAGGGCGCCGGTTTGCATTCGGTACTGAACCGTGACGCGGGTGTTATTTGTAATCGCGCGCGGTGTGTTGCCGTTGTACGTCAACGAGGAGCCGCGATAACAATAGGCGAGGAGTTGCCCGCTCGACACGCGCAACAACAACCCCGCGTCTGCGCCCGCGGTCGAGCAAAACACGTCGGAGTTGGTGTTGGTGTAGCGCATCGTAATCGTCAAGGTGCCTCCAGACCCGTCGTGTAGACACGAGAAGTCCGCGGCGGCACCCGAGTATTGCAACTCGTCATCTGACGCGTCGAACGTGGCCGAGGGCAACCCGCCCCAAACCGCGTCCGAGGCGGAGTACGTCGGACGAGCGGTGCCGGTGTTGGCAAACGACTTGGTCAGCACCGTGTCAGCAATCGCGTCCACAGCACCGGCCGTCTGCTGGATGGTGGCAGCGTCCACAACAAGATCGGCGATGGCCGTCAAGTCTGGCGAGGTGAGTTCAGGAACCGCACCGAAGTGTTCGGCGAACTGCAGGCCAACCGCGGCTGCCTGGGCGCCGGTACCGTGAACCAAGTAGTCCGGGTACGACGCGTCTATCGCATTGTTTATCCACGGCCCGACCGGAGACGCCGCGAACATGATCTGGTCGGCGGCTTGCCATGCGGCTTGCTGCGCGCGCACCGTCGCCCAAGACGTGGAGTAGTTCGTGTGCGGCGTGCCCGAGGGCAGCTGGGCGTACAAGATGGGCGCGGTCAGCGCCGCGCCGCCGATTGCAGTACGCAACCCAGCGAACGCCGTCGTCCAGTTCGTACCCCATGCCGGGGTAACCAGCGAGCCGTCGTTGGCTCCGCCATAGAGAAGGAAGCCGGCGAACACCGCATTTGGCTCCGCCATGGCCAACGCCGTCGCGGCGATAGTCCTCTGGTAAGCCGACACGGGGTTCACATCCGGCAAGAACTGCGTGGAGTTGCTGCCCGAAATCGCGCACTGCACGGAGATTACCTTGTTGGAGGCGCCGAGCTGTCGCTGGCGATACCAAGCAAACAGCCCGTCAGAGCCAACAGAGGACAACTCGTCCACGGTCCCGGAGAAGGCGCGCACCATGAACGTCCCACCGTCGTACGGCGGGTAGAAGTCCGGCGTTCCGTACCCCACAGCATTCACGTCCAGCCCGTACATCTCGGAGTCGCCCAGCGAGACCCACACCTCCGTCGTGTTGACGGGAGCGGGCTCCACGCCATCGTCCACATACACCACAGCGTCAGGGGGAAAGCCGCCCGCCCTCACGAGGGAGTACGTACCGTCTACGAGGGTCGAACCCTCTAGGTAGTAATACGTGAACTCGCCGTCTCGAAAGGCGGTCTCGGTGTACGTACCGAACGAAACGGAGATGACGTCTCCTTCCTCGGCGAAGCCCGTCATAGGCTCTTCCGAGTAGCCGAGGTCGTCGGAGCTCGTGAGGAGTCCGCCCGCACGGAGGTTCCGGGCGATGTAGTCCGTGAGCTCGACTTCAAGGCCGACCTCTAAGGTAGGGTCGGAGGCGGTCGGCACACCTACGGTCAAGGGCGGGTTGGGGTAGACGAATATGGTCGCCATGGCGTTACGCCGGCACTTCGGAAACGAAGATCTCCAAGAAACAGCTCGCCTCGGTCGCGGACCCGATGAAGTTCAAAAAGGTCACGTCTTGCTCGATGAGCGCGTCTTCCGAGGAGTTCGGGAAGATGGTGCCGCCCGCTGACGCGTGGCCGGTCCCGAGCGCGGAGAGCTGGTTCAGCACGATCGTCTGGCCGGCTGCCGCCTTCGACACGCCGTATTGGACGGAAGTCGTCCCGGCGGGGCTAACGAGCTTCAGCTTCAAAAACCGCGCCCGGAGGGACAGCGGCACCGCGATGGACTGGCTAGCGTTCGTGACCGCGATGCGGTAAACACCGTTGATGCCCGTGGGGTTCAGCGCGGCGCGGGGGTGCGCAACGCGACATGCTTTTTCTACGCTCTTGCCGCTCATCCAGAAAGCTTATCGCGACGGGTAGGGCGGCGGCCTCGGCGAAAATAATCCTTGACGACGAGCCGGGTAGGCGCTAGGTTAGCTCATCTGGTCGTGATGGGCCGGGTCAATCGCCCCGGTCGGCAATGGTGCTGACCGGGGTTTTCTATTTCCGGCCGCCCTTCCGCCACTGGGCTTTCGCCGCGGCGATTTCGTCCGCTTCGCGGTCGGCATCGGTCTTGACCACGGCGGGCTTGGCGAGGAAGGCGCGGTGTTCGCGCCACGCATACAGCGTCGCGTCCGAGCAGTGGTTCGGATACGCAGGGTGGGCCTTGGTCTTGGCTTCGTCCGCCCACGGGAGCGCGTTCCACTCCTCCACTACCGGCGCAGCGGAAGGCACGAAGGCTTTGACCCGCCCCAACCGTAGATCCGAGTTGAACATGCCGATGGCCTCGGACCGGTTCATCTTCTTAGCCGGAATGGCGGCCCCGCCGGCCATCTTGCCATAGCGCTGCTGGAACTCGGCGAATACGAGCTTGCCCTGGCCGCCGACGTCGATAACCGTCCTAGAGGCACGGTACTTGTCGCGGAACTCCTTGAGCTTGAGCGCCTGCTCGTCGGCTCGGAGACCGGCCTGAGTGAAGGCGTCCAGTACGTAGACGTCGGTCGAGCCCGGCGGCGAACCCAGCGCCACCACGGCGCAAGCGTCAGTAAACCCGACGTCGAGGGCGCACGTGACCAACCACGACTCCCTAATCCACTGGTCGAGCGGGATGTTGGCCGGGGCGTCCGGGAGGTCCCGAGCGGTGTTGCGTGTGTTGTTGGCGGCGTATACCAGCACGGATTCGTCCTGAACCCACTCGCCCAGGTACTCGCGCCGGTAGGAGGGGTCCTCTTCCGAGATGTTCTCTTCCTCTCGGATTTTGCGCAGGATGTCCTCGATACTCTTGCACTTCCGGTTGTTCGCCAGCAACAACGGGTTGTCCTTCAAGGTCCACCCGAAGCACTTCCAGCCGGGCTTCAGTCCCGAGGACACGGAATACCAGTACCCGCGCCGCGAGTAGCCCGGCGTTCCCGCCAAGACGATGCGCCCACCGACGTCGATGCAACCCGGCGAAATGCAATCCACGACGAGGCGTTCTAGAAGCATCTCGTAGGTCGCGCTCTCGTCGCACACAGCCAGCCGCCACTTCGACCCCCGGACCTTCTCGGCGGCGTTCTGGTCGTCCACGCCGAGCAGGATGAAGCATGCCCCATCCGGAGTAGTTATCTGACCGATATGGGCGGACATTGTCCAACCAAGGCCGTACTCGTGGTTGATCTTGTCCAGAATGGGCCAGATGATCTGGCGAGCGCGGGCTAGCGTCCGGGCCGCAAATAGCGAAGTCTCGTTATGTCCCGACTCCAGGAGCGAGATGGCGAGCATGCGCCCGGCCAGCTCCGTCTTGCCTGCGCGCCGCGAGCAGCACACCGCGATGCGGTCAGACTCGCAATCCAGCACGTCCAACTGGAGCTGGAACAAGTCCGCACGCAATTGCCGGATGACGTCCGCCTTGAACTCGGGGGTCTCCCGGCGCGTGGCCAACTCTTCTTGTGCCCTACGGGCTAGCTCGCGCTTAGCGTCAAGTGCCGTAAAGGCCATGCAGAATAATAACCTTGACGTTCACCGTACGGCCGCTACCTCGCCATAATCGAGTCGGAGCGGGCCATGAGCGCATCCGGGTTACCGTCGAACTGGATAGGCGCCCTGGCGGTGACGCCGTCCGATCCGTTGGCGCCTTGCCCTTCCGGCGCCCCGGCGTCCTCCGCCCCCTGAGTCGCCGCCTGGGCGCGCTTCTGGCTATCCGCCAGCCGCATAAGCGCCGGGGTCAGCGGCTGTCCCGTAACTCTGCTGAGGTACATCCTCAACGAGTTGGACTTGACACGCTGCGGGTTCTTCTGCACCTCGGCCATGATAGTGTCGGTCAGCTGCTTGTACTGTTGCGGGTACAAAGTTCGGCACATATCGAGGTCTTCCGCCGTAGCGGCACCTGTCACGATTCGCTCGAAAGTCTTTCGGGGTCCGTTGACGGCCAGAATCGTGCGGTCCAGCGACGTCGCGGCGGCTGACGTCAACCGCGGCGGCGGCGAGAAGACTGCCGATGAGGGGGGCTTCGGGAGTTTGTTGACTAGATACTGCGCGGTCTCGAGGCGGTGCTGAAGCGCCGCGTCGCCCAGCCCGGGCGACAGAACGTTCATCTTCTCGGCCTCGATGGCCGCCTCGACGAACTCAGGCGAGCGCTGGTCGAGGATCGCGTTCGACCGAGCGATGGTCTCGGCCCGAGAGTTGCCCGGCTTCGAGAGCTCTCGCTCCCGAGCCGCCGAGCCTGCCTGCTTCGCGAGGAGCCTAGCGCCGCCCTTGGCTACGGGGGCGATCGCTTTGCCCGTGCCTGACAGCAGCCCCGAGACGCCCTTGGCGATGGTCTGGGCGACGTCGCCCTTATACTGCCCGAGGGTGTTCAGCAACCAACGCGCCGAGATGAACGGCACGCCCGCCGCCGCCAGTATCGGGTTGCCGGTGGCCAGACCCACGCCAGAGGCCGCCGCGCCGACCGTGGCGAGCAGCGCCCCGTTCTGGATGCGCTGCCTGCCTTGGGCAGCCAGGCGGCTTTCCAGCGCGGCGTGGTCCATCGCGTCTTCGAGATGTGTTTGGATCTTCGCCATCTTCGCCGGGATGTGCGCCGTGGACTCGTCGCCCCAAGCGGCCTGCCGGTTGGTGTAGTCGAGGGTGTCCGCTCGAAGTGCGTTGCGGGTGCCGACCTCGGTGGTCTCCCCTTCGAACTTGCCGATGTTGTTCAAGAAGCCCGCGATGGGTCCAGAGTTGCCGGTCTGGCGCTCGCCGAAGCCGCCGCGACCTGCCACACCGGAGTTGGTGTGCAACGACCGGTAGCCCGAGTTCTTGCCGGCGTGGATGGCATCCGACCAACTCCTATTCGCCAGCACGTTGCGGCCCGCGATGTCGTCGCCCCAAACCTGCGCGTTCTCCAGGAAGCCTTGCGGGGCCCGGTAGAGGTTCATCGCGAAGTCTTGGACTTCCGAGCTCTTCGCCCCGTTGACGAGGTCGCCCACGGCGCCCTTCAAGCCTTGGTCTATCAAGTTGTGTGCCGTGCCGTAGTCGCCGGCTCGGTACGCGTCGATGACGGCCGTGCGGTGCGCGGCTACGCGCTTCATGAAGTTCTCGACGACGTCCCGGTCAGGGCCGGCCACGGTCGGGAGGAACTCGCGCGCGGCAGCGGACATACCCGAGAATAGGTCGCGGGAGTCGGCCTCTAGGCGAGTCATCGGGCGGGCGGCGGGCAGGCTGGCCGCTTCTTTGGCGAGGGCGTCGGCGGCTGCTCGTCGCGAGCCGACGTCGCCGCTTACGCGGTCGAACTCCTTGGTGGCTTTCTTCAAATCCTCACGGGCGGCTTGGAAAGCCTCCTTGTAGAGGCGCATCTCCGACTTCGGGAGCTTCTTCGGCTTGCCGGCAGCCGCCGGGGCGGCCTTCTCGAACGACTCCGTAAGCGGACGGTTCAGTACGTACCGATTGACGGTCGGGTCGAGCTCTGCGCGCCCGGCGGCTACTTGCTTCTTCCACCAGCCCGCCGACTCGGGGGTCTGCTTATCGAGCGAGTCCGACGCGAGCTTGAGGCCCTTGCTGCGCGCGAACTCATCCGCCTTTGCGTAGAGCTTGGACCCGATGCCCTGGCGGCCCTTGGACGGCGGGACTTGGATGTGCGCCACCGAGGCATAGCCCGGTAGCTCGTTCGAGTTGACCTGGATTCGGCTGTCGCCAAGGTCGAAGGTGTCCGCCCGGAAGTCGGGCATATCCCTAGAGAACTTCGCGTTGGGTACGATCTCGCCGAGGTCCGCCGCGTTGACGGCTGGCGCCACGACGGTCGGTGCGATACGGCCCGCTTCCGCGTTGTCGAGCGCCTTACGGGCGGCTGCCTCGGCGTCTACAGCGGCTTGGCGACGAGCGGTCGCGTCAGCTACGGCCGAGTCGTACTGGGCGAGTTCTTGCGCGGCTAGGCCGGCTCGGTCCTGGGCGACTTGCTGACGAACGAGGTCGTCCGGGTCGACTCCGGCGATGTTGTCGGCGAAGCCTTGCTGGAGAGCGACCTCGTTGACGCGGCGCTTCTGGGCGATGCCGAGGGCGTCGTGGGCTTCGATGGCGAGAGCTTCCTTCTCGTCGATGCCGCGCACCAACGCCCGGCCAACCTCGGCCTTGACGTTGTCTTCGGAGCCCATCGCGCGCGTCTCGGCGAGCCGGGTGCCTGCCCAAGTCCGCTTCTCGTCTGGGAGCTTAGCCGAGAAGAGCTCGCGGGTCGCGTTCGCTTCGACGGCTTGCTCGGGCAGGATGTCCCGAACGGCCGGAACGAGGGGCTTCGGCGCCACGGCCGCATCGAGCGCCGGGCGAAGTGCGTTGCCGGTGGCCCGGATAGCGCCCTCGGCGAGCCCGAGCCCGCCACCCAGCACCGCGCCCACGCCGCCGCTTACGGCCGTGCCGAACGCGATGTTCTTGGCGGCTTCGATCGGGTCCTTCAGCGCGGTGTCAACGTTGTCCGTGGCCGCCGAGAGGGCGCCCTGCCCGAGGTTCTCTACGAGAGCCCCGGTGGCGCGCGCGGCGGCGGTCTTAGCGATAGACGCCTTGACGGCCTCCTCGCCTAGCATCTTGGTGGCGACCTTTGCGCCGTACTTCTCGAAGAGCGCGACCGGCGAGAGGGCTAGCGCTTTGGCGCCGAGCCCGGCGGCCGTACCCGCTCCGAGTGTCGCGATCGTGCCGATGCCCTGCCCGATGATGTCGCCGGCTACGCCGAGCTTCTCCTGCCGGTCGCGCCGGTCGGCCTCAGCCGCCGCGAAGTCCTGGCCGAAGGTGGCCTCGGGGGCAAGCGGGGCGTCGAGCCCAGGGGCTGCCGCCACCCCCAGGTCGCCGCCCGCGGGGGCCAGTTGCCGGACGCCTGCCGACGCAACCGAGCCCGCCAACCCGCCGATGCCCCCTAGGGCGCCGCGGTCAACTGCTTCGCCAAACGCCAGCCCGCGCTCTGCCACGCCCGCCAAGCCGCCCGCGAACGTCGGGTTGAACTCGCCGCCCTCGGCGAACCGGGTGTCCTCGTAGCCCTGGCCGAGGTAGTCTATGTGCTCGGACTCCGGGACTTCTACGGTCTGGCCGTCCTTGACCATCTTCACGGTCGGCTCGGCGGCCGGCGGGGGCGCCGAAGCGGCTCGGCGGTCAGAAACGGACTTCAGTACGGCGAGCTCTTCGGGTGTCGGCATGTGCTTATATTACTCTACCAGCTCCAGCTTCGACCCCGTAGAGTGCATTTTATAGTGGATCGTTGGTGTCAAGTTGCGCGAGGATTGCCGGATGACCAAGACCAAAGACGCTTCGAGTGACCAGAACGGCGCTGAATGGGACGACGGCGACAGCTGGCACGACCTCAACGCGAAGCCCGCAGAAGACCAAGTAGCCGCCCTCGAAGCCGAACTGGCCGCCACCTACGCCAAGCTGGCGCGCACCGCCGACCTGCTCCAAGCCGAGCGCGACAAAGTAGCCGAGCTCGAAACAGCCAACGACAACGCCCCACTGCGGGAGCTGTTGGCCCAGTGGGACTCGTCGTCTGACGAGATGCGCCTGGACTGGGCGGCCGACCAGGTACGCGCAGCGCTCGCCAAGGAGCTGTGGTCGGTCTACGGGCAGCTGGCCCAGCAGCGCGACGCCCCGGCGTACGAGGAGGGTCGCGCGACGTTGGAGGAGTGGGAGCGCCGATGAGCCCACGCGACCGTTTCGGACGGCGCCTCGGCGAACCGGGTGTCGGCATGTGCTTATATTACTCTACCAGCTCCAGCTTCGACCCCGTTCGCTGAAGCGCCTCTACGTCGTCGGGCGAAAGGGGCTGCTCGACGCCGTCCGAGAACCGGTAAACGCGCTTTGCCGGGGTGCCGCCCGCCGGCGGGGCCGCGCCGCCCTTGGGCTCCTTCGTGAAGCGCATCTTTTGCATGTAGTTCGCGTAACCCTGCTGGGTGTCTGCGTACTGCTGACGGAGCTGGTTGTACGAGTCGCCGCGCTTGAAATACTCTTGCGGGTCCGCGGTGATACCCATGAAGCGGTCGAACTCGCCAGCGTTAGGGGCGCCAGCGCCGGCCGCTTGGGTGCCCATCGGGACTGCCAGTACGCGCAACCGGTCGACGCGGGCTTTCACGTTCGGGTCTGTCCAATCGAGCTTGTTGCTCTTGACTTGCTCCGCGATCTTGAGAAGTTCGCCTTGGACGTACTCTAGGTTCGCGACGGGTTTGACCTCGTCCGCCACCTTCGCAAGGATTTGCGGCGTCAACCCCGGTGGAGCGACCCAATCCTGGGGCGCCCACGGAGCTTCCTGGCCCTTGGCCGCTGCCGCTTCGACCTTCGCGCGGTCTAGGTCGGCCTTAGCGCCCAGCGCGTTGGTCTCCGCGATCGTCTTCGGCTGCGACAAGAGCTCCGAGCCGAGCTTCGCTTCGGTGGTTTGGTTCTTGAGGTTCCTGGCGAGTACCCGGTGACCGACTGCGCCGTGGGACTTGGCGATATAGTCCGCCTCTTCTTGGGTCTTGGCGTTCGCGATGAGCGAGGTGACCTTGCGCTCGTATTCCGCTTGAGCGGCTTTTGCGCGGACTTGAAGCGTGTGGTCGACAAGCTCTTTTTGAAACCCCACACGGGCTTCTGCGATGTTGTTTAGTTGCTGAGCCGTAGTGGCCTGCTTGGCGCCCTCCGCCAACGCCGAATCGAACTCAGCCACGGCGGCTTTGTGGACTGCCAGCGCCTTTTCGTCTTCGTCCGCGGCGTTTAGGCGGTCCATATTCAGCAACTTGCCCATACCGTCGAGGTGCTGCTTGCCGCCCTCAACGTCGCTCTTCCAGCGATTGAGCCGCACCGACATCGCCGGGCCAATGACGTTGGCAAGGATGTTGCCGGTGGCCTCTTTGCCGCCCGCTGCCGCAAACGCGCCGAGCAGCCCGAAGATGAGCTGCGACGTGTTGAAAGGCGGGTTGCCCATCTTCTCTTGGAGCTGCTTCTGCTCGTCTTGCCACTGCGCGCGGGTCTCTTCGAAACGCCTATGCTGCAAGTCTCCGCGCTCTTTGGTACCACGGATGTGCTCGGCGCCTTCGGTGGCAGAAGCTTCGTAGGTTTTGTGCCGCTGGGCGTCAGCTGCTTTGATAATGTCGCCTTTCTCGCCGAGAAGCTCGCCGCTGCGGACGTCCAATGCCGCCCGGTGGGCTTGAAGCTTGCGGGTCGGGTCAGACGGGTTGTGGGCCAGCGTCTCGATTTCGGGCTCGCGCGGCGGGGCTGGGGGCGCCGCGTGGCCCTGGCGGGTCAAGCCCAAGATATCCGCGTCGGTCGGCTTCTCGGCGGGGGCAAGCTCGCGCGGCGGGGCTTCGGTCGGCCTAGGCGCCGCTTCGCTGGCCGCCGCGGCGACTTGCGGAGACGCTTGACGCACGGCGCCGGCGGTCGCCTTGGGGCGCGGGGCCGACTCTTCGGCTACCGGCGGCGGGGTCGGCATTGGCTCGGGGGCGCTAGGCGCCGGGGGCGCGGGCTGACGAGTCGGCTCGGGGGCCGCCGGCTCTGCCGAACGCGAGTACGCGATAGGCGTCTGCATAGCCAACTTTGCGTACTCGTCTTCGAGGGCTGCCGGCGCGGCTGGCGCAGCGGGGGCCGGGGCAGCTTGCGGAGACATAGACATGGGGCCTTGGGCACCGAGTTGGTACGGGCTGCCCATGGCCCGTAGGGCCGCGTCGATTTCTTCTGGAGTCGGCATTATCCCCTCACCGAGTTAGCGCTCTTTGCGGCGCCCGCATAGTTGCCCATGTACAGATTCGCAACGGTTCCCACGATCCCGCTAATCTTGTCCATCCCGGACTTCTGACCAGAGCCATCATTCGACCCCAGCGCCTGGAGGCTGCCCTGGATGCCGTTCACGACGTCCGAGCCAGTGACGCCGTCTTCTTCGTCCTTCTTGGCCTCGGTTTCAACGCCAGGCATGCCGGCGCCAGCCGACGTGTTGACTCGTGGCGGCGGGGCCGCCGACTCGGCAGCGGGCTTCGCCTCTGGGGTAGAGGCCTGCTGGGCGGCGGGCGCCGCGCCCAGCGTCGGGAGCTGATACGAGCTTCCGGTGGCTTGGAGCGCCTGATTAGTGGCGTAGGGGTCGTACTGGAAGGCCATTCCAAGAGGATATCGCACTTGGGGCCAGAGCGGGCGGTTAGCCCCCGGGCATCAGGAACTTGGCGAGCATCGGGCGGTCTTCGGCGGCGCGGTCCTTTTGTGCCCCGTACTTCGCCCCGAGGACGTCCGACTGATAGCCAAGGTCCGTGTGGGCTGCCTGAGTGGCGTTAGTGGCGTTGCCCGTCGCGACGTTGGCGCGCTGCGATTGGAGCTGCAAGTTCGACTGGTTGCTTTGGTTGGCGCGGGCCTGGGCCGCCTGCGCAGCCTGAGCACGAGCCGCTTGGTCGGCCGCCGCTGCTTGCGTGCCCATCTGGGCTTGAGCCCCAGCAACGCCGAGTCCGGCTTGCGCCCGCGCGGCGGCGGCGGCTTCGAGACTGCCGGCGTTCTGCCCCGCGATGTTTAGCTGGTTGGTGCGCTCCTGGCCGGCAGCGCCCAGTCGAGTCTGGAGCCCAAGGTTCGCTGAGTCCACGGTCTCTCCGCGTGTCGCCATCGCCGCGGCGTACCGCTGCTGAGCGACTTGGTCGGCCAGCTGCAGGTTCTGCTGGGCCGCGAGGTCGCCCGACGCTGCGCCGGCCGACGCCAACGCTTGTTGCATCGCCAGCGCTCCGCCTTCGCCTTGTGCCGCCGCGAGCCCTTGGGCTTGCCGGTTAAGCATCTGGGTCGAGCGGTTCTGGTTCGCGGCGGCGTTTACTTGGTTGGCCGCGATGTTGGCCTCGGCGAGCGACCCGATGCTGGGGGCGGCGGCAAGCGCCGACTCGCGCTGGGCAAGAATGCTTTCGCCCGAGTCCCGGAGCGACCCGTTGTTGTACGCCTGGTTGCGTTGGTCGAGTGCTGACTGGGCGCCTTGGGTGTACTCGTTGCTCGCGGTCGAGCCGGCGGCGCCAAGGCGGTTCGAGCCTTCGCGCGCGGCTTTGTTGATTTGGTCGATGGAGCTGTATGCCTCCATATCCCGGGTGTCCGCCGCGTAGCGGTCATTCCGGTAGTCACCTTCGGCGCTCTTCTGGGCGTTGCGGGCACTCTGGAGCTCTTCCTTGACGTACCCCGCCGCCGCCGAGCGCTGCGCGCGCGCCTCGCGAGAGTTCTGTTTGGCCTCCTCGTAGAGAGCGGCTTCTTCCTTCTGGCTGCCGCCGAGGGACTTATATTCCAGCGCCTTTTCGGTGCGCGCGTTCTTGCGCGCGGCGACGTTGTTGGCGATGCGCTCGATCGGGCCGCCTTTGAAGACCCCTTTGTACTTGCCTTTTTCCTTAACGCCGGCGGCCGTGGCCCCAGACTGGTCAAGAAGACTTTGAAGCTCCGAGTCTGAGATTTTCTTCCCGGGGTTCTCAGCCTGCCAGGCCGCTGCGAGCTGCTTGGCCTTTGCGACAGCCGCCATTTGTTCTTTTTGACTAGCCATGCCCCTAGTCTAGCTCGTTCGGGCGGCCCCTAGCCCCGGTTACTTATAGGAGCCCTGTATTCGGGAAGCCTCGTGCACCTGAGCTTGGACGGTGTACCGGAAGGTGAGGCAAATCGGGGCTACGCCGTGCCTTACCGGCCACTCGTCATACGGCACTTCTGGGTCGGCTAGCGGCGCGGCCTCGGTGATGCGGACCTTTATCGCTTTCGTGTCTTGGCGCTGCGGGGAGACGTGGAGCGTGTAGCGGTCGTAGCCGCCGAGTAGGCCGAGGATTTCCGTCTCGGTCCAACTTCGCGAGGTGTAGCCGGTCGACGACTCAGACTCTTCGTAGTTGGTGAACACCTCGACCGTGATGCCGTGGGCCGAGCCCCAGCGCGCCGAGAAGATGGTCTCGTGCAGCAACACGGAGTCTTGGAAGTCTCCGCCCAGCACAACCCAGTCGGTCTCCCAGCTCATATCCGCGTCGTATGACAAGGTCTCGGCGTCCATCGAGTAGAACGTCTGGGGCGGATCTCCCTCGACGTCTGGGTCGTTCGAGCCAACGATGAGCGTCGCGCCGGGGTCAAACCCGAGGGGGTGCACGAGTGAGCCCAGCGCGGGCGCGTCCCACATCGTCCACCGGTTGAGCGCGTAGTTGTGAACCTTCCACTCGCCATCGACCAGGAACGCCACCTCGTCTTGGTTCCGGAGCAACGTCGCTCCGGAAACGGGGGTCTCGGGCTGGACGCCTTGTAGGGCCGTGGGCTGCCCGCCCGCGAAGACGAAGAAGTCGCTACCGCGCTGGAAGTAGATCCCGGCCGGCGTCTGGATGACGGACTCGCGAGACGTCGTGCCCACGTACGCCAGCAGCTGGGGCGCCGAGAATGAGCCGCCCGACGGGTTGCCGACTAGGTTGTCCGGCCCCGAGCCCGAGATGCCGTAAATGGCATATTCCGTGAACACCACCACGGAGCCTTGCCACTCTCGGACGGCCATCGTGCGTCCAGCGCCTGCCGGTAGGACGATTTCGTACGCGGGGTGGAACTCGAACCCGACACCGGCGATGCGGTGCTTTGAGTGAACGACGCGCGACCGCATTTCCGCGTCCAGGATCCAGCACCGATCGCCAATGATGGCGATGTCGTGCGCGGGCGGCGGCGGCTGGGGGGTCTGCTCCTCGTTGGCTGTGCCGCGCGAGTACAGCTGCTTTAGCGCCGTGTCGGGGTAGGATAAATCGCCGGCTAGCTGTACTATGTTGGCAAACGTGAAAGGCCGTTCCGGGAGAAGGTGCGCCGTCGCCCCGTTGGTCTCGGTCGTGTAGATAAAGGCGTCCAGGGTCGACTGGCGTTCGCCGTCCCGCATGGAAACCGGCCCGGTGATGTAGACTGTGATCGGTGTGCCTGTGCCCGTGAAGTTAACCACGGCAGGCGCCGTACGGTGCTCCAACCCCGAGGCGTCGTGCCACGTGTAGACGCAAGCCATCGAGTAGGCGCCCACGGGGTAGATGTCCCCGGTCCCGGCTCCGGCGTTAATGGTTATGTGCGGCGCGTACAAGGGGCCGCCCATTTCGACGATTTCCGTGCCGTCCCATTGGACTGGCAACGCCGCCGCCACGTAGGCTGAGCCGTCCTTGTCGTGGGCCACTGGCGGCTGAAACGGGGCGAAATCCAACTCGACGAAGCGCACCGGATGGTCCGTTTGCAAGCTCGAGCCAACTGTGTCTTTGAGATAGGTTGCGTACAGCTTGGTGCCGTAGTTCAACGTTGAGTTGTTGAGGGGCATGGCTAGCCCGATGTATGCCGGGGCCAACGTGAAGCGCACGCACCCGTATCTGGCCACGGGCGTGAACGACGTCAGGTCGCCGATCAAGTACACCGTCACCGAGGGGTCGACAACGTGGTCAGGGTGGTCAGGGGCTTGGGCGTCGATGCCATAGCGTGGCACCATATCAAACAGCGGGTACAGCTCGTCGTCGGCGAACCGAATGGTGGCGCCAGTGGAGCTTAACCCCATCCACGGTATGTACATCCGTTGGGTCAGCACGTTGGTGGTCATCGGGAGCGAGTACAAAATGCACCCGTTGTACGTAAGCGAGTCGAACGAGCCGTCCGTGTAGGAGTTCGCCACGATCAAGTGGGTTCCGAGCGCGGGCGTAGAAAGGAACTGAACCGCCGTATCCGAAAAACGGTCGGCGCCCCCGGAGGTGCTGTCGAAGTTTATAACCGCCAGAGTGGTGGGGTTTAGGATTGCCCCGGCGACGTAGTCCCCGGTGTACCCGTTCCAGCCAACCCCCACGTAGTGCGCGCCGTCTATCTTCTCGAAAACGATATCCGTGGACCCGCCGCCGCCCATGGATAGAAAGGTAGCCGGAGATGTGACGACCGCGTAGGTGTTTACGTCGATGCGGTGCACCTTTCCCTCAAAGGGTGCCCCGCTCCGTTCCGTGGTGACGTACGCGTACTGCTCGAAGGTGCTGTCGGCAACGCCGTCCGCGCCGAAGGTCAACCCGGTGTCGATCCCCATGGCCGCGCCTGCGTTGATGGTTAACGCAAACATGACGGTGCCCGAGACCACGACGGTGTCTACCAAGGTCAACGCCGCCGACATGAGCTGCGTGTTTAAGGAGTACCAGATGCGAACCCCGCTGGCACCGTGCGCCGTCAGCCCCAGCCAAGGTTGGGTCGCGCCGTTGCGGAATACCACAACCGGGGGCGCAATGACTGCGCCATCTTGGTCAGATACCGTGACGAAAACGTCGCCGCCACCGATGGAGCCGTCCTTGGTATAGGCCAGGTACGCGGTCCAAATGTAGCCGGTCGTGTGGTCTAAGCAGGTGCTCGCGTAGTTGAGTGAAGCCGCGGACGGGACCGCGCCCGCCCGGGTGATTTGACACGGGATGTAGGAGTTCTGGGGGAGCGTTGGGTCCAAAGGCGACACCAGCTGGCCAGTGCCCGGCAAGCCGATAATGCCCTCGGCCGTCAGCACCGAGTTGCCGGTCTGTCCCGGGCGTCGGAAGGTCACGACGTTGCGCCCGGCAGCCGCCGAGACCATCCCGTGGACCTCACCGCCCGACAGCGACGAGCCTTCGGACTGGTAGGGCGCGCGTACGCACGTCCCGCGCCGTTCCGACAATCGCGTATTACGCGACGCCCGGAGCGTGAGGCTGGCGCCTTGCGACGCCACTGGGCCGCCGAGTTCGGTAGAAGCTTGTTCGTCTACGCCGCCGTTAAGGAGCACCGACACTTTCGACATGGCCATTTCAATACACTCTCAATCGGACGGTTAGGTCGGCCAACGGGCCAACGAGGAGGGAAACGGTTAGGTGGGTCTGGGCGTCGGTGCCCGGCAGCGAGACGGCGGGCGCGCTGGCGGTCGAGGACTGGCCCACGACCGCCGCTCCGGTGAATGCGCGACCGAGGCCGTGCGGCACCGTCACGGACGTCTGGCCGGCGGGGATGACCAAGGTCAAGTCGACCGACCGGAAGAACGCCGAACGTTGCAGATCGCGAAGGAGCGACGCCGCCGTGAACACGGTCAACGACGCTTGGCGCAGGAGCTCGTCCAGCATTAGAAGCTCCAGGGGTCGCGTCGGGCGTTGCGGCCACGGCGCGACCGAACGTCCCGGATAGTCTCGGTGACGTGCGGGTCGCGGGTCCGGGCTGCCGAGAAGAGGTTAGCCTCCAGCATCGCCTTTTCCTGAACGAAGACCTGAGCTTGGTCGTGGCGCCCTTGGGCGTTGAGAATCCACACCACGAGGTCCAGCGTCAGCCACCTGTCCGCATCAACGCGGCTAAGGAAGTCCGTCTGGCCCACTCCGCTCAAGTCCAAGTGGTTCGTGTAATACACGACCACCGTCTCGGCCACGGACGACGCCGGGAGGAACTGAAGCACGTTGCCCTGGATTTGGTAGTACGGCTTCGGGCCCTGAGCCCACGGCTGGAGGAGCTCGAGTTGGCCTTGCTCCAAGTCTTCGTGGGTCGCCGAGTCCATCAGCTGCCAGTTGCTGGACGAACGCACCCAGAGCACCGCGGATACCTCACCGCAGTTGACCGGCAGCGAGGCGAAGCCCACGCCGGCTTGGACCGCCAACGTTGCCTGCTGGATGAAATCCTTGTCCGCGCCGCGGAAGTGCTGGCGAAAGAGCGCGCTTAGGCTCCGGGCGGACTGGACCAGACGGTAAGTCACCTGAGCGGTGGTGACGTTGGTCGTCGAGGTGAACGTCGGGACGTTAGCCGTTCGGGCCACGTCTGCCAGGATTTCCGCCATTTGGAAGGTCGTTGCCATTGACAAATGTTACGTCACGGGCCGTCCGGGCGGCCGGGGCGCTATTCTTTACCTAATCGCCCACGAGGGTGGGCCCTAACGTAAGGTTATTCTATGGCGCTTCGCAGACATCTCAACACCTCCGGCCTCATCCCCAACTCGCTAATGGCAGCTTGCCGTTTCGTTCCCGGCGCCTCCACGGCCGCGATCGTGACGCAGGAACAATGGGGCATCAAGTCCATCACCCGTGACAGCACCGGCGTCTACACCATTGCCATCTTCGGCAAGGTGAAGGGCATGGTTGCCGTTGCAGTCGCTCAGTCCAACGACGTCACCGCGTACAACTTCGTCCGCGTTGAGTCGCAGTCGGATTCGGCCGGCACCGTGACGATCTCGCACAAAGCCGTCGCTTACGCGTCGGTGGCGACGGGCCCCTCGGTCTCGGATACGGTCGACGGCATCTGTGTGATGATCTACGGCCGGGGCGAGTAATGGCTAAGACCACGCTGATGATCGGCATCGGTGCCCCTAAGAAGGGCGGCGAGATGGCCGAAGAGATGTCAGAGAAGATGCCCGGCATGGCGCCCGAGGAGTCCGAGATGGACCCCCGTACCGCTTCGGCGAAGGCCGTCATGTCGGCTATGAAGACCGGCAACGCCGCCAAGTTCGCGGACGCGCTCGAAGAGTTCGTCATGAACCTCGTGGGCTCCGAGGACGAGCACGAAGGCGAGCGCGAGATGGAAGAGGCCGCTCCGAAGGCCGAAGGCGAAGAGCCCAGCCCGTTCTGATTCTAGCCGTTCCGTAAAAAGGGCCCGTTCTGCTTACCGCGGAACGGGCCCTTTACTTTGGCCGTCCACTAGTAACGGACAAGGCGCTTAGCTGGACAGCCCGCACCAAATCAGCCCGGCTACCCCGACGACTAGCGCCAAGGCGCCTAGCCGGCCGTGGAGGACCGTCAGGGGGTCAGTCGCTTCGGCGAACACGAAGTCGATGCTGGGGACGAGGCCGATTAGGGCGAGGGCTAGGAAGGCGAGCTGGAGCATGTCTTTATATTACCTTAGGCGGGTAGTAGGTGGCGTGGTAGTTCTTCTTGGCGGAGTTGCAGGACTTGCAAAGCGGCTGGATGTTCCAAATCCAGTTGGTGCCACCCCAGCTCAACGGCACAATGTGGTCGACGCTTAGCTTCTTGGGCAGACCACAGCAGCCGCAAAGCCAGCCGTACTCCGCCTTGCGGTCAGCCCACTCTTCGGTCGAGAACTCGCCGGGCGTGCCAAGAAGCAGTGCCTTGCGCTTGGCGGCGTAGGCCAGAATCTTATCGTGGTTGGCTCTCGACCACTCCCGGATGAAGGCGGTAATCTTCGGCCTGTTCCGGTCGTAGTAGCTCTTGCGCTCCGCTTTGACCTTCTCAGGTTCGCGCTGCTCCCTCGCCCTAACGGCGGCCCGGCGCTTCGCCTTGTCGCGCTGGTACCGGGCACGGTCTCGCCTACGGTGCGCCTCAGGGTCTTTGGCTTTCGATGCCGCCTGGTAGTGCTTGTGGCACATACCTTTGCCGTAGAACTTCCCTGGGCAACCTTCTATGGAGCAGACTTTCACAGCTCTAAACGTAACAAAACCCGCCTGCGTTAGCAAGCGGGTTCAGTCGAGTTAAGCTAACTGCGCGTTATCTTAGAGAGAACGGGTGCTGAGCTTCAAATGTCCGAGCTGGGCAACGCGCTCCGAGTAGCAGTTTCCGAGGGTCAGGATCGTGAACGCCAGGAGACCGGTCGTGGGCGAGTAGGTGAAACGGTCACCTGCAGGCTTGAACAGGTCCGCCATGGGGCCAGCGGTTCCGAGCGTGAACGCGTCGGCGGGGACGAGGTACGCGTTGCCGATTGGGCAGTGGCGATCCTCGGCGAGCGTGTATCCGAGCACGGTCTTGGTCTTGATACCAACGTTGTACTTGGAGGGCATCTCGCCGTCCACAACGCGGATACCTTCGATCGAAGACTCGATCTCGGCCACGTCGAGGGGGTTCATGAAGATCGGCGCCTTAGCGTCGAAATTGTTACCCAAAGCGAGCTTGAACTTCGCGAAGCCACGGATGAAGCCCTCGCGGACGCCATAGGACGAGACGTCCACGTACGTACCGGAGATGCGGCCCGGGGCAACCGTCTGGTCGACTCCGAGGAAGGTCGTCGGGACAGCAGGCGCCCAACCGTTGAGGCCATCGAGGTACGCGTTCAGCGTGTCCTGACGGAGCAAGCCGTCAAGGTTCGTGATGCCCGCGATGTTCGACCACGCGGCGTCAGCCGTGATGGTGCCCGCGATCGGGTCCACCTTGGTGATCGTGACGAAGTCGCCCGAGTCACGGAGCGCGAACGCTGCCGCGGGGTCGCCGGCCACAACGCGCATTCCTGGCTCGAAAAGCGTCACTGCTTCCGGGGTCAGGTTGCCCGCTGCGTCGGTCAGCGTCGCGACGGTCGTCGAGAACGTGGCGAAAGCGCGAACGCCGTTGTTCGAGCGGTAAAGAGCTTCGTTGAGCTCCTGGCCGAACGCCTCGGTCGCACCGTCGATGTCGTTCGCAACGGCGTCGATCAGCTGGCTCTCGTCCGTGCCGTACTGTGCGTTCTTGACGACGTCGTCGCTAAGCTCGCCGAAGTACCGAAGCGTGCGCTGCGGAACAACGTAACGCACACCCTTGTTGCCCACGCGGTTGGCGTATGCGCCAGCTGCCGTGGTTCCGATGCCCTGGCCGTTGCTCAGGGGCGTCGAGATATAGACGCCGTTCTGCGAGGAGAACGTCGACTCGTGCTTCACATGCTTGAGGAGCGCGTTACCGGAGGTAAGTGCGTCAACCGACACACCGTTCCTGTAAAGGCGCTTTGCGGTCCATTCTACGTCAGCTTGCGCGGTCATGATAGTCTCTTTGAATCAAAATCTGCCGGGTCAACTAGCTAGCTTGTCGTGACCCAGGTGCCTCGTGACTAAGTAAGTTGGCTCGTACCGGGAACGTCCCTCGGCGACCGAATGTGGGTCCCGACGTCCGTCGCCTCGCTCGTGGGGTAACCCCGATTCATTTACGATAACTCTTGCGTTCTGGGGGCGGCCCAAATAAAATCGGCCGGCTAGGCGCTACCCCGGCCGGCCGTACGCCGTGCTCTCTTCTGGTCCTGCTCAGGCATCCAGCCCGTTCGGCGGTCTTCTCCTACTATCAGTCGTCGTCCGAGTCGGCGGCCTTGCGACGGCGAGCCTTCATCTCGGCCGCGAGCTCTGCCTTGACGTCTTCGCGGGTCTTCTTCGTGGTCCGAGCAGGCGGGTCGCGGGTGAGATCATCGAGTCCGCGGATTTCGACCTCTTCGTCGTCACCCTTCGACTTCTTCGCCTTGGGGGCATCTTCCTCGAACATCTTCTTGAAGACGTCCTTGAGGGCCGGGTTCTTCTTAATTGCAGCACGCATGGCTTTGTCGGAAGTGATGAGCTTCTCGGCGTTGTTCGCGAGGTTCTCTTCGAGGCGCTGCATAATCGGCATGACGTCTGTCACACCCTTCTCGTTCGCCTGGGTGAGGATTTCCTGAGTCGCCCACGGGACCGATGCCAGGAAAGGGAAGTCGTCCGAGTTCGCATCGAGGAACGCCGAGACCTTCTTGGTGTCAGCGGCCATGCGGGCTTCGGACTCGGCCTTCAGGGACTTCGCCTGCTCGGCGGCTTCGCGGTCGGACTTGTCCTTCTTGAGCTCCGCGATTTGGTCGAGGATCTCTTGGGGGACGGAAGGTTTGGCGCCGGGCGGCGCGTACTTCTTAGCGTTGATGCCCTTGACGAGGTCTTCGAAGGAGACGCCCAGGTGCTCCAGGATCGTCAGCGGGTTGGCCTTGCCGGCCTCGATGAGCTTGACGAGCTTGGCTGTCTCCTTGGTTGCTTTGTCGGCGGTCTGGATGGCTTCGTTCTTCTCGCGAAGGAGCTTCGCCAGGCGGAGGTCGTAGTCCGCGTCCGACTCGGACTTCCGCTGGTCGGGCACGTCAACGCCTGCGCGTTCGAGCTTCTCTTCCTTCGCTTCGATCTTCTTCTCGATGGCGGTTTCGGCCTTGGCTTCTACCTTCGGTTCCACCTTCGCCTTGGTCGCCTTCGGCGCCTCGTCGGCTTCGTCGTCCGATGCGTCCGCGGCAGCCGCCTTAGACCGTCGAGCGGCGAGCTCCGCGACGAGCTTGGCTCGGGCGTCCTTCGCTTTGACGGGGGTGTTCGCCGAGGGTACGTCTTGCTCGGGGGTGGTTACGTTGCTTGGCTCTTTTTGGATTTCGTCCATGAGAGTTAGAGTAACCTAGACGTTTGACGGGGGGCCTCAGACCGGCGGGGCTCCGATGCCCGGGGCGAGGATTTGCGTGGGCAGTTCAGCGCCCATCGGTGGCGCTCCCGGAGGTGCCATTCCGGGACCGGCGCCGGGGGCTGCGGGCGGCGGGGCTGCCTGGGCAGCGGCCTGGTCGAGCAACTCCTCGCAGAAAACCATAAAGTCTTCCAGGCGCTGGAGATCGTCCTCGTCCGCGCCCATGGTCGTTGCTTTGAGCTTGGCCTTCGTGACCAAGTCAACCGCCATCGCGAGGTCCTGGCGCGGGTCGGGCATGGGCTCGAAACCGTCAAGGAGCTGTTCGATCTGCCACCTGACGATGTCAAGGTGCGCAAGCTCCTGGGACGCATACGCGTCGAGGTCCGGGAACTGCAAAAGTTGCATCGAATACTGACGACTGACGAACCCTGCCTGTATCCACTCTTGCACTGCGGCCCACTTGCCTTGCGGGGTCGTGGGGAGCGCGGACAGAGCGGCCATCGTAAGCCGAGCGTCGCCTTGTGGTGGGCGAATCTCCAGCCAGTTCGAAGTCTTGAGGAAGCGAGACGACTGGGTCGTGCGCCCCTCGACGGCGATCTTGTAGTTCTCATCTCGGCTGGCCATGTCATCGTTCATGCGCTCGAAGAGCCTGGCGACACCCTGCATAGACGACTGAAAGCGAGTCACGTACTGGACCAACCGGCGAGACTGGACGTCGTCTGCGGCTCGGACGGCGACGCCCGAGTCCAGACCCTTACCCGCCCCCTGGCCTCCCATCTGGGATGCCGAGAGGCCCTCGGACATCATCCAGCGCTCTGTTTCGAGCTCCACTTGTTGCTGAAGGTCGCCCAGGGTGCCTTCCCACTTCGCGAGGGTCGGCGGCCCGAATGCGGGCTCGTAGTTGAGCACTAGGCCGATGTCATTCGTGAACTTGGCGGGGGCAATCGAGCCGTCGCCGTTCGGGTTAAAGATGATGATGTTCGACGCAAGGTCTTGCGCGCGCGCGATGCGGGTGATGAGCTGGTCGATACGGAGCTGGTGGGGCTCGCACGACTCGCCGAGGCCCGCGCCGTAGTACCCCATGTCGCGCTCTCGAAACCGGAAGACCGAGCAGGGGAAGTCTGTGTGCGAGTAGCCCGTGTCAAGCAGCGTAAGCCCGTCGAGGCAAAGCACGTGCCGGCCCTTGCCCTTAGCGGTAGGTTTCAAATAGTAGGCGTCCACGCACTCTACGAAATCCTTGTGTGAGTAGCCCGCGCCGAGGCCAGCGGTCAGGATATCGGACTGATACTCTCGGGACACTGCCGGCGCTCGCATAATCTCGGCGGCGTACTTCGGCAGCTGGGCGGCGAGCTGGTGACGCGACATAATGCGCGTTCGGGCCAGGCAGCGGGGCTTCATCGTCATCCCGTCGAGGTGCTCGACGTAAACCGACTCTGCCACTTCGCGCTCAACTGTCACGAGCCCGGTAACCGGGTCGAACTTCTGGAACACGAAGCCGGTGCCGATCTTGAGGGCGTCCAAGAGAGCGCGCTTGCACGCCTCCTTGACTTCGTCGGACATTTGACCCTGCAAAACCTCGGAGGCCCGCTCCGCTTTGCGCATGAGCTTGAAGTCCGCCCCGACAGTTATATATTGTGGAATGCTGGGCGCCTGGCCGATGAGCGAGAAAGCCGTATCCACGCCCGCCGCGGTAAGATTATACCCGATGTGAGGCGCCCCACCCTCCTGCTCGCGGCCGAACCAATAGCGGCTGGTGCCCTCCGACCGGAGGCCCGTGGGGTTGCCGCGCGAGTAGAGGTCGCGATGTAGCGCCCAATCCTCTCGCATATCGGCTTGTTGGCGCCGGCAGTGATTGACGAAGGCGAAGACATCTTTGTGGGCCTGGCCCCTCGGCTCTTGAAACCAGCTACACCCGTTTTGTGTCATGCCCCCAGTCTAAAGGGCGGGTGGCTTTATCGGCCGCGCCTAGGGAACCGCTCCAGCTCGTCTGCGGGCGCCTCCCGTCCCGGGGCGGCCGGTCTCCCAGCCAGCCCGGAGAAGGTGGCTTTGCGGTCGCCAGACTCCACGACGGTGGCGCCTAGCGCCCGAAGCTCCTTGCAAAGCGCGATGAACGCCTCGTCGGCTGGGGTCAGAAGCATGACTTGATACCCAGGCAGAAGGATGCGCAGCCGACGGCCACGACGCTAACGGTGCCAGGCTCCCAGCCGAAGGCCAACGCGGTAACAACCCCGAGAACTAGACCGATGTACATTCCCTCAAGTTACTCGCTGTCCGACCCGTCGTCAACTATTTCCGCTTCGGCGGGCTCGCCGGCGGTCAACTGGGGCACCGAGTCGACCTGTTGCTTAGCCAGCGCGAGCAGCGTAGCGGTAGGCAGCGAGGCGATGTCGACCTTGTTGCCCGCGGACGCCTCGACAGATATCTTGCTGGCAAGGTGCCAACGTCGTGCGGCGAACCGCTCAAGCATCCAGGCGGCGGCCTTCCAGTCGTGAGATGCCGCACTACCTATGCAGGCGATCAAGCTCGCTTCGTACTGGGCCTTCGCCTCGTGGACGCGGTCGAGCCAGTAGATATACGGCGACTCGCCTTTGTCGAAGCCGCCGATTAGGCCCTTCTCCTTGTGCGCGCGCGCGGTCTTCGACCAGCTCTTCCACAGCTCGCCTTTGATGCCGATGGAGGCCGCGGCGACGTGCACGGGCACGCCGACCTTGACGAGCTCCGCCATCGCGGCGGCGCGCTTCGGGGTGATGGAGTTGCAGTCTGGGTCGGGGTCCGAAAAGTCCAGAACGATGCCCTCGTCCGAGTCCAAGCGGTCGTCTTCCGAGTCGACGTGGTCGTACGGAGCCGCAGAGCCCCCACGTCGGTGCTTTCCGTAGCCGGGCTTAGGCGATCCTTGCCTAGGCGTTTTCGGTGCTCCCCAGCCCATACTACGCCCCGACGATGATTCTGGCGAACGGCACGCGCCCTTGAACCGTAATCCGCGCCTTCGCCGCGGCTAAAGTCGCCTGCTCTCGGCGGCAGAAGCGCGAGGTGACCATCTGCGAGGCGAGCTCCATCCGAAACTCGGCCAACGCGAGACGCTCCGAGCGGTCGGTAGCGGAAAAGCCGCCTCGTGCGCCAGGAAACGCGGAATCCGACAACGTTTCCACGCGCCAGAAGCCGTTTTTGTCCTCGAACGCCATGACGTCCACGTCGAGGATGTCGGTGGTGCGCTCGGGGCCGTCTATTTCGTGACGACGTGCGCCCTCGACCCAACTCTGGTAGAGCTCCTTGCCCATTCCGCGGATGCGTTCACCGGCGTCGATGCCTTCAAGGACTTTCAGCTGCTCGCGGACGCGAGTTTTGCGGTCATCACTCATTTGGGGCTCACCTTTTCCTTCAGTTTCGCCGGTTTTGGTGTCGCCGGGACGACAACTACGGGCAAGGGTTCGGAGGCAGGCGCAGCGAAAACCGCGCCGAAGCAGTTAGAAAGCGCGAAACGGGATTCGGCCCCGTCAGCCGCGGTGAGAATGACCGTCTGGCCGTCCACTTCGATGCTGAGCGTCGGCGACGCGTCGAAGCGCGCGAAGAGCAACCCGTTGCGCGGGTCAATGGCGTCTCGGCCAGGCCGTAGCCGCACGTAAGAGCACTTCTTCATAGGTCCCCCGGCACATGGAATCCATAACGGACCGCGGTCTCTTTCCAACGCTCGGACGGGAAGAAGGACTCCAGCGACGCCTCGGGGCTAATCCGGTCGTAGGTCGCGACGAGGAGCTCCTTGGCGATGCCCTGGCGGCGTTCGCCATCGCGGACATACACATGCACCAAGACGATCCCGTCCTCTTCCAAGAACATGGAGAAGCCGAGGGCGCGGTGGCCGCGTCGGGCGACGAGGACTTGGGCCTTGGAGAGGATGTCGTTAACGAGAGGGTTGACGATCGCGTAGGCTTCGAAGTTCGGGCGGTCTGAGAGGAGCGTCGATTTGACGTGCTCCTTGGCCGCTTTGGCTACGAAGGACGTTTCGTCCAACTTCATGGGGGAAATGGCTTGGCTCACTCGTCAACGGTAACCCAGACCTTTAGCGGGCGGCCTGGCTAGGCGCCGAAAGACGCCCGGAGCGCGCCGATAGCGACGGCCAGCCCGTCCGGGTCGTTCTTCGGCCACTTCCTCCGGAGCTCTTCGGCGCCGGCTTTGGCGGCGTGGAGCGCGCGCATAAGGCGCGGGACGTTATCCCACGGGGACGCACGTCCACGGAAGATGTCGTCTGCCCACTGGTACGAGTCTTTCATGGCCACATCCCAAATGCGAAGTCGAGTTCCGCGTCTAAATCTTCGCTGAGCTCCAGCACGGGAATGGCGACTGCCGCCGGACACCACGGACAGCACTCCGATTCCGGGTGGAATTGCTCGTGCTTGCGGCATTGCACCAACCGCGACGGCTGCGGACCGAGGCGGCGGTTCGGATTGGCGGCGAGGTGGTCGCCGAGGAGCTTGAGTTCTTCTTTCGGATTAGCCACGGGGTGCCTTTCGGGCGACGAACGAGAGAGCCCATACCACTAGGTACCTAAGCATCGAGCGACCTCCGCTTGCCGGTCGGGTCGTAGCGGGTCATGGGGTCGTCTGCCTCGGCGTCGACCCAATCAAGGACCGGCCAGTACATCCCGGACTCTTCGTCGATGAGGAGTTGGTCCGCGTAGTCATGCCATTGGCCGAGGAGGAAGTTGAGTACCGAGCGGTCGATGTCGTTCATCTCGTTAGAGTACCGCCCGGAGGGGCGGCAGGTCAAGTCCGAAAGGCCCCTTGGTGGTGAGCGTCGATGATGGCTGCGCGATGCCGCTTAAACGCGAGCTCCAACCAATATGGGATCGTGTATGCCGGATCTTTAGAGACGACCCAGAAGAGTTGCTGGGCGGCCTGCTCCGGGTCGCCGTGGTCGGCGAGGGCGGAGAGCCACAGCAACCACAGACACGAGTCGATGGCGGTAGTGTAGTTGGCACGGATGGCGCCGCCCAGGGGCAGCGACTGGGCGCGGAGCATTCCCTTGACGCTCATCGGTTTTGGAAACTGGCTTAGCTCGTTAGACATCTGGTTACTCGCTCTCGCTCTCGGTCTCTGAAAAGTTCTCGTCTACGGCGTAGACCACATCCGCGCCGCCTAGGCGCTCGAAGCTCGGTCGGCCGCGGGCCAGATGGTCCAGCGCGAATCCGCTTTGCGCGAGCCAGCGGCGCACGGTCAGCGGGGCGACCGAGTGCTTGCGGGCTAGGTGGGTGACGATGAGCGCGGTTGGCCCGCGGGCAGCGACGATTTCGGCGGCCTCGGCGAGGACAGCTCGTCGGGCAATGGACAGCGCCTGCTTGGTGCGGCGCTTCAACTCGTTTAGGTTTTGCATGGCCTTATCTTACCGTGCCTTTATCGGGTGCGGCCGGTCGATGGGTCGGCCCCGTCCGGCTCTTCCTCTTCGTCGCCGCCGTCACCGAAGCCGATAGGCCCCGACGAGCGGGCGTCCGTTTCTAGGGGCGCCGGGGACTCGACGTGGTACTCGTTGCCGTTGTACTTGACTGACACGTGGGCGTACCCCGCCGCCCGAAGGGCAAGGACGTGCTGGCGGAAGGACAGTAGGTCGCGGTCGAACTTGGTTGCCATTTTACTTCTCCTCCGGGAGTCCGTTAGCCCAGTCGCGGGCGATCCTCTGAAGGCCGACGAGCTGCTTGGCGCGCTCGGCGGCGTAGGCGGCGCAGGCGGCGTCGTAGGCGGCGTAGGCGGCGTCGGCGTAGGCGGCGTCGGCGTAGGCGGCGGCGGCGTCGTCGGCGGCGTAGGCGGCGTAGGCGGCGTCGGCGGCGGCGTAGGCGGCGTAGGCGGCGTCGGCGGCGGCGTCGGCGGCGGCGCGGCCTTTTGCGCGCTTGGCGCATACGCGGACGAATCGGGCTAGCCGGAACTCTCGCCCCATCAGCCAAATCAGCCAGTCGACTCGGGGGCAGCTACCGACGATTTCGGCGGCGTCTTCGGAGAGGTGTTGCAGTACGTAGGTCGCGGCGCTGAGGCACGCACGGTGCTTGTCCATCGTCAGTAGCAGTTCGGTTTTCGTCATTTGCTTAGCTCCTGGTCTAAGGTAGCGGGTTGGTCGGACAGTAGCTATGGATTTCTTTAGAAGCGGTATCGATTATCGAAAAGCTGAATGACCGCGGGCGTGTTCCGGTTGTGTCTAGTAGAGTAGCGACCTAGCCCTCTTAGGTCAGTCGCCTAATCTCTCGGCCCGAAGCCCCCGCGATCGTATGGATCGGCGGGCATGCGGAAGAGCTGGTCCAGCCCGCGGCCGTGCCAGTCCTCTATGTGCCGAAGCCCGCGGTAGCTAGGGACGTCCAGGACCTCCGCCCACTCGGGCCATTCGCGGTCCGGGATGTAGACAATCGCCTTGTATAGGAGCTGCCATCGCACTTGGCGTCGCTGCTCTCCGGTGAGGCCGTGGTCGAGCTTAGGCGGCGGCTCCAGAATCCAACGCAACACTGCGTGAAACGTAGTCGCGTATTCGTCCGAGATGGCTTCCAACATATTCGCCTCCTCTTGGGTTAGGCGCACTTGCAAGCGAACCGAGCGGGCCGCGTTCGTTGCTTTGACGGCTCGGGCGTGGGCGGCTTTGCGGACCCGGTACTCAGGGTCGTACTGGGCGGCGCCGACCCGGGCCCGTCGACGTTGGAGCTGGATGATCTCCTGCTCGACGCCGTCAGGCGTAGCGTTCTCGGGGACGACCATCCAAACCTTCAGAAGCTCTGATACGGACGCGCCGGTTTTGGCGGCGAGCCGGAGCAGCCGAGAGTGCTCGTCAGGCGTCATGTTGACTTCCTGGTCGAGGGCGGGGCCGTCGTCCGAGATGTCGGCGGAGTCCATGATGGGGTCGAGGAAGGTGTCTAGATAGTTTGCCATGACCGAAAAAATAACCTTACTCGTGCTCGGGAGTCAACCGAATAAAAGTCATCCGAGCCGAAGGCGGGGTCGTCGAGTCGAGTCGAGGTCTATCCCGATTACAGCGTTTCCGTAGAATTGAACAAAGACCCCCTAGAGACGATTCTCCGACGACCGACGAGACCCGATAGTCGGCTCTCCGCGATAGTCGCTCAGTCCGTGTCCATCCGTGATGCGCCTTACACGAAGTGAGCTAAGTATGCGTCAGGGTGACGGAACTAGTGCCAATAGAGATATCTCAGACACTCTGGCACTAGTTCCGTCACCCTGACGCTTTAAGAACGATACATCACAAATCCCAAAACCTCGTCGCGAAGCGCTTCTCGACGACCGTCGACCGTCGACTAGCCGACCCCCGCTCGCTGCGCTCGCTGGGGTCGGACTCGGATAAAGCAACTCACCCGACCCGGATGGTCGACCCCCGCCTAAGCGTCGACCCCTAGGTAAAAGTAACCTGTCGCCTAGCCGACCCAACCAAAAAATTGGCCCAGCCGATCTGCGTGCCGATCTTCTCGGGCGCGCCGGATGGGCACTTAGCCGCTTAGCCGGGCTCGGGCCCCGATGGCTAGTCGCTTAGTCGGCAGCCGCTTAGCCGGTAAAAGCAACTCACAAACACACCCAAGGCAAAATCTCCGACACGCTCATAGCGGGGAAATCGGCGCACGCCGTAGGCGCCCAACCCCTCCCCCCTACATGTGGGCAACCGAAAGCTCAACGATTCCGTGCACTTGGCCGTCTGACCAGCCAGGTTGCGCCCTCTAGCCCACTGAATCCGAGGCCCTTGCCTACCTGTAGCCCCCGCCTAGGCACCTAGCTGCCCCGCCTAGCCCCGAGGCCCCCGAGGGCTAGCTGCCTAGCTGCGGTGCCCGCTCCGGGCCGCCTAGGGGCCTCAGCGGCGCCGCCATGGCCTTCGGGGAGGCTCGGGGCCCGGGCGCCTAGCCGCTTAGTCGGCCTTCGGACCGAGGCAAGGTACTGGTTTCCGAGGTATCAATGCGACCTAGCGCACCGGAACGAGGGCAGGTCGATTTCTCAGCGAGGCGATGTCTGTGCGGGGGGCGCGGTAGTACCTGCCGTCTAAGCGCCCCATCGGCTCGGCAGCTGCCGTCTAAGCGCCCATCGGCTCGTGGCCTCGCCGCCCCGAAGCCCCGCCGCTCTGGTCGCCGCTAGCGGTCGGCTAAGCGGCTCGGCAGCCAGTCGCCTGGTCGACGTGCCGAACCGTCCCTCGCGGTCCCCGCATTGCTCTGGTTATCTTTTCCACAGACCCTTGAAAACAAGTGTTTCAATTTCCGTGCCCGCCGCAAAGCGCTTCTCAGGCACCTCGGAGAGCCCGACTTACGTTCAGCCATGGTCCCACGTTCTCCTGGGCTCCACATCGAGCTACCTCAGCCGACGCTTGTACGTAGTCCCACTGTAGGGCCTTTGTGGTACGTTCAGCCCATGAACGAAAAAGACCCGTCAGACAGTTGGGGCGACGTCAAACCCCCGAAGCCGCGTAGGCCCCATCCGAACAGCAAGGTGCAACGCGACTTGCTCATCAAGCTTTACGCCGCCGCGCCGGTCAAAGCAGCATTCGATGCAGCGAGACTCCCGGGAGAGTCGCTGTCAGCGTGCGTGCGTAGGCTGGCGTGGACGGCATTGCAAGCACAGGTGAAGCCGTGACCGAGTGTTGGTTCTGCAATGAGCACGCATCCGTCAAGCTGGCTAGTGGGCGCGTCGCTCTGCCTGCGTGCCGGTGCTGTCGTCAGCTGGCGGGTTGGGATGGCCGCGAGGGCTTCCAGAAGCCCAGGGAGCTTGCGGGAACGATACTGCGCGCATTCGATGTGCGCTATCGCAAACTGCTCGACATGCCGTTGTGGTCCGAAGATGAGCTAGACGAACTGGACTATCACTTGCGCACAAGCGTGGCCGCTACGGTGGCAGCAGCGCGCATAATCCACATCCGAAGGGCAGCCATCATGCTGCGAGTGAACAGCTAATGGACTACCTATCGGTCACTCGGGCGCTAGCCGCCCACGATGATTGCCACGCCGCGGTGATGGCAGCATTCCGCCTAGCCGCTCGCAAGGGCAACCCGGCAACCCGATGGAACAGAGCCGACCGCGAGACGATGGCGCTAGCACTAACGGCCGCTGAGGATTGGTTGGACTCTCGCCGCGAGCCTACCGCCTCAGCAGCGTACCGTCGCGCGCGTAGGGCGCTAGAAGACTCGCTGAGCGTCGGAACCGGCAAGGGCGCGGCGCCGGATAGCTGGCCGCTCGTGCGGGCCGCGGTGCGTAGCCGACTGGCCGCCTAAACGCCGAACGCCCCGCTGGATTGCCAGCGAGGCGTTTGGTAGGCGGAGCAGTTCCCCGCGGGTATCCTAGGTAGGATACCCGGCTTGCCGGCCTAAGCGGCCTAGCGGCTCGCCTTAGAACTCCCGGCGTGCGTCCCGCTCCAACACCCGCCGGTTGTTCCCCGAGGTATCCGAAACTCGGTCGCCTGCGCCGCAGCCGTACATCGCCTCGGCAATCACGAGCCGTACCGCGTTGCGGTCGCCGAACTCCGCAACGACGTCCCCCAAGTAGGGCGCTTCGATGGCCCGGAGACCAAGGTCGAAGCACCCGGGTTCGTGGCCGGTCATGACGAAATCGCTGCTCTTCAGCGACTCGTGCACCGAGCGGCCAACACCCATGCTGGGGAAGAGCCCGTGGGTGTGTTCATAGGAACCCGCGTAAGGCTCGAAGTTGTCGAACCCGAGCACATCTACGTGATGTACCACGGCGTTGTACTTGCCGTACTCGGCATCGGCGTATCCGTAGAGTTCTTCCCGCTCTTGGACGTGGATTACGTACACATCGGTCCCGCCGGCATCGTAGAACTTGATGGTATCCGAGCCGGTGTAGGTCGAGGTGGCGAGAAGGCGATGGCGATAGCGGGTCATTGTTATACCTGTTCTTGTTTGTGTTGGAGAAGGAATCGAGTGACTAGTACGCGCCCGTTAGGGCCGAGAGTCAAGCGGCTTTGGTTTCGACCGTCGCGGCCTCGTGCTGCGCATCGTACTTGGCTGCGAGGCGCGCGCGGTGCGAGACCGGGGCGAGGAAGCCCTCGTGCGTCGCGGGCAAGTAGCGGGGGCGGTCGAAGTTCATCGCGGTTATGTTCTTGTTCGCCACTCCTAAAGAGTACGCGCACGCCCCCGGGCCCGGGAAAGAATCTACTCGTTCGGTGCGGACTCTCGCACAATCGCCCGAACTGAGTAGTCCGACACCTCGACTAGGCGCGCGGTTTCGGCGACCGAAAGCCCGTCCGCCAACGCGGCGAGCACTGCTAGGCGCCGCTCCGGCGAAATCGAGCGCGGGCGACCGGTCTTGACGCCGCGCGCTTTCGCCGCGGCAATCCCGGCGTGGACGCGCTCTAGCGTCGTCTCGCGTTCGAGCTGGGCCAACACGGCCATAATCCCGAGCATCGCGCGACCCATCGGCGTGGACGTATCGAATCCTTCGGTCAGCGACCGGAGCGAAACGCCGCGCGCTTCTAAGTCCCGCACTAGCGTAAGCACGTCCAGCGTGTTGCGCCCCAGGCGCGAGAGCGAGTACGTCACGAGGGTATCGCCCCGGCGCAGGTGCACAAGCAACGCGGCCATGGCGGGCCGTTCGCGGGCCGGCAAGGCGCCCGATACGCCCTCGTCCGTGAACGTCGCCTCGGGGCTCACGCCGGCCTTGCCGAGGGCATCGAGCTGCAACGCGATGCTTTGGGCATCGGTGCTAACGCGAGCGTACCCATAAGTAGTCATTCGACCACCGTGGCCTTTCGCCAAGCATAGCCCACGAGTATCACTAGCCCAACCCATACGCCGATGCCGGACGTCAGCGCGATAGTTGCTGTGGCGATTTCCGAGTAAGACATCACTTGGCCCCTCTACTCGCGCGGATGCCTTCTCGGAACGCGGCGACCGCTTCGGCCAACGTATCGCCTTTGGCAATGACGCTGCGCCCGAAGATGTAGACCGGCGTGCCCAACCTAGTACGTGTCGTGATCCGCAACGCGGAATACCCGAAGTGCCTCGCGCCTCGTGTGTGGCGAAGAGTGTACTTGCCCATGATCAACACTCCTCGCATTCGAGCAACGCGGCAACCGTCTGCAAACCCAGCAAGCGGATGAAGCCATCTAGCGCATGCGTGAGTACGTAGACTCGGCGTCCGGCGCCAGCGGACAGATGGAGTACGATTAGTTCAGATGCTTTGTACGTGTTCATTTTGGTTTGCTCCTATTGGGTGCGTTTTTGAGAGGCGAGGTAAGTTCAAACGCTCACGTCGAACTGGCTGTTCAGGTCCTCGCAACCACCGGCTAGTTCCTGGGTGCAGACGAACACGTATCCCGTACTGTCCGCGTTCCCGCCTCCGCGCCATCTACCGCCCCAACCCATCTTTGTGGCGAACACTCTCGCCGCTGCGAGGTGGTTCTGTTCGCGGCTCAGCGCGTGGTCCCATGCAACGGTCAAGCGTCCGGCTTGCGCCTTCACTAGGACGCGTGAGCCGCGTGAGTTGGTTGGTCCGGCGAACTTGGTTTCGATTGCTTGGTTCATGTGAATGTTCCTAGGGGCGGGGCGGTTGCGGACTCTTCAGCGCTGGCCTTACCAGCGGACGGCTAGTCGCCGTTTCGTCCTAAGTATCAGATTCGGGTCCATTCGCTGGATTGTGTAGGGTATGTCCACACTCCACGCTGGCCAACGATACGTTGCACCTTGCGTGCAGTGCCTTGAGCTAGTGTCACACCTGCCGCATGTTCCGGGAAAAGGCGACAGAATACCTCCAAACGGGCGCCCGCAGCGAGCTTATCCGAAGTGGGTCCAGCATACGGCTGTCCGCAAGCCTGTAGTACTGTGTAGACAGTCGCTGTGTTTTTGTTTGGTCTAGCCATGTTCTAAGTATCGTCTTTTCGGGAGAGACCTGTAGCGGAAAGTTTCGTGCCAAATCAGCCCGCCAGGGCCGACTCGATGGCCATCGCGATTTCGACTCGCGCAAGGACGGCGCTTTGTACGCGGCGACCTGCCTCGGTCTTCGCGGGGCGCATGATCAGCAAGAGGGCGATTTCGGCGTTGGACTTGCAGATTGACTTAGACATCGGTGGGCCCCTTTGGTGCCGGGTGACTTAGCTATTACGCGCTCGTTCGCGCCCGAATGCAAGCTTTTCTTTTCAGACGTAGATTAGGCCGTCATCGCCAACGTAAGGGTATACCTCGCCAGCTCGCTTGCTCGCGGCCGTTAGCCGATCACCCAATGCCTCCGGCAAACCGCGGTCCCAAAAGCCCACACCGTGCCCGTTGCGCGTCAACGCGAAGTCATGGCCAGCCATCTCCATGCCCGGCCACTCACTCGATGGGTATTCAATGCACGCCTCGATCAAGTCATCGAGATTCGCCTCAAAGAAGGCGGCGCAATCGGCCTTGCACTTCGCGTCAAACGCGTCGCTGGTTTCAAACCGCGAATCGTCAAGATTGACGTCCTCGCCGTCCACAACATCGACAGACGACCACAATAGTGTTTCAATGTACGCGGCCGTGAACTGTTCGAGATCGGTTTGTTTTGCCATGGTAGCGGCTCCCTTTGGTGCGGTTCGCGGGTGTCAGAACATTACGCGCTCGTTCGCGCTGAGAGTCAACCTTCGAAGTTCGCGGCCGCGGCGAACGTCCGAGCCAGAGCCATCCGCAAATCGGGGCGTGAGACCTCACCTTCCGGCAAGAGGCCATCGAAGATTAGTGATTGGTTGTTTCGGCTCTCGAATGCCTCCTGCAGTGCCTTACGCGCCAGTCCGCGCGCTTGCGGAAGATTCATCGCGGAGAAGTGTCCTACCGTGCGGCCATCGAGTATGACGCGGTAAACGTAGGGCGCGGCCTTAACGCGTGCGTCGAAGTCGAGGCTTGCCGTGATGCGGGTAAGGTCGATGGGCATGTTCTTGTCCTTTGTTCGAAGAGAGAGAGAGAGAGATTCAGCGGCTAACAGCGTGCCACGCTTCGATGGCCTCGCGTGTGTGGTGGTAATGAGAGCCGGACATGTAGCAAAAGCTCGTGTCCGCGGCAGAGTCGAGGATAAGCCCCGCGGCCAGCGCGGCGCCGAGCACGAGAGCGGCGCCGAGTTTTGCGAGTCGTTCGATTCGTCGTTCTGAGTTATTCATGTTCCACCATCCTGCGGCATGGCCGCGAAGAGAGCAAGGGCTTTGCGATCGGACTGTCGTTCCGCAAGCGCCAGCAGCACCCTACGGGCCGACTCGCCGCGTAGCCATCGGAGCGTCTCGGAGCGGGTCACTTGCCCCCCGATGAGAGCATCGAGAGCAGCACGAACACTACGAGAGCTGTTTCAAAGGGTGACATTCGGCCTCCTGCCTAAGTTGTCGGCCGACTCGGCGCCGAGCTTGAGAACTATTTTCGCGCGCCTCGGAGCGGCATCGAGCGGCGCTAGCCGACCCCGCGCTACGCGTTGCGGGAATCGTGCCAGCCTGATTCCCGAGCGATTCCGCGGTGTCGGACAACGCCCACCCGGGGGCTCGTGCCGGAATCCTCAATGATTTCGCTGCCGACATGTAGGCAAGCGGTTTTGGCGCCCGGTGCCCGGCCGGGCCGGCGGCGCCCCAGTCCCTTTTATAGAAGAGTTCGGCAAACTTTTCAATAGTTCCGAGGCCTTACGGCCGGGTCGTCTTTATAGACTCGCCCAGTTATTTTTGGCGGCCGAACGAACCGCGAAAAGCTGGGCCCGGAGGGCATCGAGGTCCGTCTCTCCGGTGCCCAGCGGCGCGACGGCGTCGAACCTACCCGCCCTAGCGGCTCGCTCTTCGCGACGGGTCGCACGGATTTCGAACCGAGTAGGCGGCCTTCGAAAGTCGGCCTCGCGCACGCCGTCGTGTCGGCGGGAATGCTTTGGGAGCGGGCGGTTCGAGTAGCCGTCCGGCGTAGCGCGCTTACGCCCCGAGGCATACCCGGTTTCGAACACGCCGCCTCCGTAGCCCAGGCGTTCAAGCTCTTCGTCTAAGTCAGTGAAGCTCACGAGAGATCGTCTTCGTGTCGGAAGGCTACCCACACGGGGAATCGCGGTGCGGCGACTACCCCCGCTGCGGCGAAGTGCCGGAACGTCACCCGCTTGCCGACCAGCTGGTCGCGGATTACCCAGAAGTCCTTGCGCTGCTGGGCAGAGAAGCCGGTGCCGATCGAGAACTCTACCAGCTGGTCGCCCCGGCGCACTACGCACGTAAGCGCTCCGAGGTCGTTGTGCCCCGATTTGCCCGCTTGATGGCTAGTCCGCTTGGTATGTCCTAGGTTGTCGACCGTTGGCTCGTTACCGTTGTGCATGCGTTCGACCGTGTCAATGACGACGGCCTCTTCATCTTCGAAGCGCTTGAGTTTCGTCAAAATGCCCTCTTTGCTCGTCGCCCTGCCTTGACGATATAGTCCGTGCGGTGAGCGAATCATCGCTCCCTCGTAGCCGTCTCGGAGAGCGCCCGCCTCGAACGAATCGAGGTCTGCCGCTGAGCCTACGAGCTCCTGGTTGACGACTTCCAGCCGCGCCTCGGGGTTCGCCCGCACGATCGCCCGCACGACTTCCAACCTGGCCTCGTAGCCCAGCTCGGGGCGGTTGTGGACGTCAAAGACGTAGAACGTGACATCCGGCTCGCCGTCGTGGCGCATACACCCCGACGTGGCCGCTTGCATCGCGTTCTGCGCGTTGGGCGGGCCGACGATAAGTTCGCCGTCCAAGCCCGAGAGTTCCGGGCGCCCGAAAAGGGCTCGACAGTGGGCGTTCGGGATGGGCTTGAGCGAGCGCGAGACGAGCTGGCCGTCGATGACGAGCCCTCGGATACCGTCTAACTTCACGGACGCATAGACCGGGAACTTGACGGGGTGCTTGGGGTCTAGCTTTGCGGCTAAGAGCGGCTTGAAGGTGGTCATATCAATATGCCTGCCTTCCATCTGAGGTGTACATCAACCAAGTGGCCAGAACCGGCTGCTTATAAAACGTCGCCCAGCTCTCGACGGCCACGAGCTGGTCCGCGTAGCTATGCCAGCGTCGCACTCTCGTAACCCATCTCCAGTTAGTCACTCGCACGGTGAAGACTCCCCTCGAACCCACTTGGGCTCGTTGTGTTTCTCTGCCAAAAGCTTGAACCTCTGCCCGGTTTGGTGCAAGAGGATAATGATGCCCTCGGGGCGCATAAACCCAGGGGCCGCGACCGAGCCGGAAGCCATCAAAGGCGCCAACACCGACATCGGGTCAACTAACAGCCCTTCGTACAGCTTCGGCACGACCGAGCAACAGCTAGGAGTGTTGGGGTTGTGCGCCCCGAAGCGCCGGGTGTCGAAGAGCGAGAACGTGCGGCCTTCGACGCCGTACCCACGCCCTACGCCCTGCCCCCACCACTCGCCGTAGTGCCAGCCCGCCCCGAGCTTAGCCAACTCGACAGCGTTCTCGGTGACCCAAGCCGCGAAGCCGTAGTTGTCCGAGGTCTTGCCGGGAGTCAGCCAGCGGTTACGCGAGCCGGCCAGCACGCGGCCGTCGTCGGTCACATGCACGAGGGCGTTCGTCCCGTCAAGCTTCTCGGTGGCCGTCATCGCGATGCCGGACCACCTCGGGGTCTTGCCCCAGGGCTGAAACTCGGGCGTGTTTTGGATGTCGTTCGTCATATGGGCAGCGTACCGCCGAGGCGGGTCAGATGTCAAGCACGATACGATGCGGAATGAAAGAAGTATCGGCAATCTTCGTGCATGGAGTTGGTGAGCAAACGCACGACTTCGCCTCAGCGGCGCGCAAACAGCTCAGCGGGGCCTTAGCCGTCAAAGGCGTCAAGCTCCGGGCGGCTAGCGTGCACTGGGCCCCGCTCGCGGACCAGCTAGAGCACAACTTCCTGCGCAACGCCCAGCTCCGGGGCAGCACGGGCAACCTCACCCAGCGCCTAGTCGTGGGCACCCTGGCGGACGCTATCGCGTATCAAGCCTCAGAGCGTCTGCGCGAGCAAATCGCGTACTTGATTGACTACGAGTACACCCGCCTTCGAGTGCCCGAAGTGCACGTATTCGCTCACTCCTTAGGCGGGTTGATCTCGCTCGACTGGCTGCGCACGCGCAACAACGTACGGCCCGCGCATCTATGGACGCTGGGGTGCAACGTGGGCTTGTTCAACCTGGGGCGGCAGTTCGACTGCCCGCTCTCCGTTGCTGGCGCCGGCCGCTGGAGCAACCTTTTTTACCCCAGCGATCTTCTGGGATTTCCCTTGCAGGCCCAGCCAGGCTTCGGGCATGTACAGGACGTCGCTATCCGGTCGGCGGGCTTCTGGCGAATGTCTACGATTGTGCCCGGTCTCCGGCACCTTGACTACTGGTCGGACTCGCGGTTGTGGGGCGATACCCTACCGGGGCTGATGCTAGCGAAATAGAGACGCCAACGGAGACCGGAACCGGCCCGGCCGGGCTATCCTTGACCTCACGAGGGTGGATGACGTGGACGCGATTCTTAATCTCACAGATGCCGTGGCTCGCATAGAGAGCAAACTGGAGGCGGCACAAGACGCTGAACCGCAGACACGGGAACTTCTCCGGTTGACGATTCGCGAGGCCGTAAGCGAGGCCCTGAACCCCATAGACGCTCGCCTAGACGCCCTCGAACGCGACGTCGCGCGTGCCAAGACCGCCGGGGCCGTAATAGCCGCCGCGGTAGCGTTCCTCGCCCCGGTGGCCAGCTGGCTACTCCCCAGGTTGACGGTGCTTTTATCCACGCTCGCGGTGCTGAGTTGCACTACCTTAGCCGGATGCGCCGCGCTGCCTAGCGACGTGGCCGAGTTGCCCGCCGGCGTGCCTGAAGGGCGCACGGACCTTAGATGGTGCGAGCTGGAGCGCCCCGTTTACGTAGTGATTTCCGACGCGGTGCCCGCCGAGACCGCCTTGACGATGCTCAGCGCAATCGAGTGGTGGGCTGCCCGAGGCGTCGACTACCTCGTGCCCGTAGTCCGCCCCGCCGCCGAGGCGCCCCGCGACGTACCCGGGCACCGGGAAATCCGGGTCGTGCCGTCGGCCTTAGAGGAGCCGCTGCTGGGCTACACGAGCTACCGGTATTGGCCCGAAGGCTGCCTAGTGTCGGCGCAAATCGAGCTCCGCATCCCGAGGCTTCAATCCGGGGCTCACGAACTCGGGCACGCCCTCGGGCTCGGGCACTCGGAAGACCCCTGGAATCTGATGTACTTCGGCGCCTATCCGGAGAAGGACGGGCCTTGGGACTTGACACCCGAGCAGATCGAGGCGGTAAAGTGAAGAAGAAGTACGCCAGCGACGACATCGAGCTGCTTCTGCCGTCGTTTCGCCCGATAGCCCGCGCGCTGCTTGAGCGCATGGCAGCTCGGGGCCACGACGCCTGCCCGTTCGACACCCTCCGGACGCCAGAGCAGGCCCTCCGGAACGCCCAGCGCGGCACTGGGAGCCTCCAGTCCATACATATGTGGGGCTGCGCCATCGACGTGATTTGCCAGCAGCACGGCTGGGACTGTGCCAAGCATAAGTGCCGCTTCTTCCAAGACCTAGGCGCCGAAGCCAAGGCGCTTGGGTTGATTTGGGGCGGCGAGTGGGCTCGTCGAGACATGCCGCACTGCCAAGTGATACCGGTCGGCAAGTGGCAGAACGAGATGCGTCGGCTTCCTATCGGACCTGAGTCCGAAGGCGCCAGGGACGCACTCGTTCGCCGCTACTTGGCTACCTTCAAACGATAACCGCTTCGCTCAAGTACCCATCCGGGTCGTCGGCTGACAAGTAGGACGCCAACACCGGCGCGTTGATAGGGCGGGGCTCCAGGTAGTCCAAGGACATCACTGTCCGGTGCCCGTGGCCGAAGTATTGGAGCTCTCGGAGCGCTTCGATCAACTCGTCAACGGTCATAAATCGCCCCATCCCAGGCCGCCACGAACGCGGCGACTAGAGACCAAAACGAAATCACGATTAGCGCCATAAGCGCCAACTCGGCGGCGAACTCTTTGACTCGTTCAATCATTTTACACTCCCCACTTGGTGAATGACTAGCCACAAAGTCAGAAACAAGACTCCGACTCCGGGCGCTGCCGGGCCTAGGAGGTAGGCCGCCAGGAGCAGCAGACCGACCGCAGCCCCGGCGGTCATGCACACGAACAAAGTCGTGATGAAGGACTCTAGGTATTTCATCGGCACGTTGTCACACACACTGACCCGGCGAGGGGCGGCGCGTTTTCCGAGTAGACGATGGGCGGATTGCACTTAGTCGAGCAGCTCTGGATCGTGACCTTCGTGCCGATGGGCAGCTTAGGCGACGAAGCGCAGCCCGAGAAGAGCGCGACGCCCGCGATGGCCGCTAGCGTGATTGTGACGCCCAATGAAAGTCCCACTACCATATCTCTTAGCTCGTTCATCTTTGACTCCTTGGTTCCTAACCTAGCACGTCGCCACTACCATATCTCTTAGCTCGTTCATCTTTGACTCCTTGGTTCCTAACCTAGCACGTCGCCACAGCGATAATCAAACCCCAAATCCCGATCGACAGGATTATCCCCCAGCGGAGACCCCGCGCGATATTCCCAGGCGCCACGGCGTCCCGGGCCTCTTCGTCGATAGTGTCCCAGCATTCGCCTCTAATAATCATGGGTGCATCCCTTCGTACTCGTACCATTCATAGACCGCGTCGGTCAGGCTGTTGGCAAAGTGGTCGACAAAGCCAACCACCGACTCGTGCGTGTCGCGTTCCGACGCAGAGCGAACGAGGTCCATAGACAGTCGGAACTCGAACCCCCAGCCAGGTGTGTACGACCAACTCCCGGTGTTTGATGTCCGTGCGTAGAGCCTTCAGCTCGTCTGCGCCGTCTGAAAGCCGCCGTAGGAGGAAGTCAAAGCAGCGCATACTCTCGTCGGGAGTCATTGGTCGTCTCCTGCTGCCCGGAGAACCGCCAAAGCGACTTCGCGCCAACTCTTCTTGGACAGCTCCGACTCGTACTTGAACGCCATATCCGACGTACCCGGGCCGATGGCATAGAACTCGTCATGGGCTGCCGCCGCGCAGCGCTCGATGGACTCCGCGAGGCGCTGGGCAGCAGTAGGGGTTGCCGGCAAAGCCGGGGGCGGCGGCAGCAGGGTGTCGGCCAGCGCGTCTTCGAGCTCGAACCCGAGTTCTTCCCGCAACGCCCTAAGCTGCTCTTCGGTGAAGGTCTTGATCATTTATGACCGCCCCGCTCTGTAGACGAAAGCAATGAGCTTGCCGCCTGAAACATCTAAGTCCTTCAGCACGTCACGCTGCTCTGCCATCGCCTCTTCGGCATCCGCCTGGAGGTCAAAGCGCCCGAACTGTTCCATCCATTCCAGCGCGGACACTTCGGTCGTGTGGCTCGGGGTAAGAACGGGCGTGCCACCTCGGCGCTGAGAGAAGTAGATGCGGGAGACGCCACCGACTAGGTCGATGAGGACGGCTTCGGCGGTGATGGACTGACCATCGTTGACGAGTTGGTGCATTTCAGTGAGGTCATAATCGTCTGGGTGCGTAGTCATTCTGGCCATCCGCATTTCTTGTGTGCCCTACCCGCTACCGACAAACCGATGCCGACCGCGGAAGTGACTTCCTTGTGAATAGACTTTGGCAGTTTCGAGCATGCCTCGTCTACCACTATCTTTTCCTCGGGTGAGAGAACGCACCTCGACCGAGTCTGTTCAACGTCCCGTTTTACGCCGCCCTTCCAGGCACTGGGCTTCACCCACGCGTTACCCAGGAACCCCGCCAGCGTCTGCAAATCGATTAGGTCTTGGGCGGGCACTTTGTATATTTGAATCATGTGCTCAGCCACGACAGGGTAGAGCCCGCACGACATCCGCACCTCTCTGAAAAGGTCGCCTTGTCCGCGGATGCGCTGACCCATCGTCAGCCAACTCTTATGGTTACGCAGCACGCCGGCCGCCAGTAGGCGCTCGTGGACGAACAGCGCCCAGCCGCTACCCCCGACCTTGGCCAAGCCCGGGTCGACGGCGTAGAAGGATGAGGGTCTCATTTCGCCCTCAGCGCGGCGTCAAGCCGGAAGACCACGCCCGGCACCACCGGCGGGTTGTCCTTGTCGGCGGCAGAGCAAACCTTCCTAAGCGCGGCTTCATCCGGCATCAGGAACTCTGCGGGCATCTCGGCGACCACGCACGAGTCGACCTTCCACACCATCCGCACCGTCGACCCGGTCGTTTCGACGTGCTGCGGGACGTGCGCCAGCGCCGCCATGACGCCCGCCGAATCGCCGGTGGCTGCAGCGGTCTCCGCCAGCCGGAGAGCGGCGCGTTCGGCCTCTAGGCGCCCGCAAGCGGCCATTCTGAGTTTGTCGCGAATGATAGTCTCGCACTCCTTCAGCGGCTTCGTGGCCGGGCTGAACATCGCATCGATGCGCTTCTTGGCTTCGAGGAGCGGCTTCGTCAGCGACGTCCGGTTGTCTTCGAGGACCTTGATAAGCCCACGGACGTCCGAGAGACGCTCCGAGTACCACGCCTCGGCTTCGGGGGTCTTGCAAGGCGTATGCGTCAAGAACTCGACGAGCCCTACGGCTTGCTGCTTGTATGACGCGAGCTCCGCCACGTCAACGCCTACCGATTTGACGATGGAATCTGCTTTATCCTTAGACATTGTACAACCTCGCTACGGCGCAACACGCCTCAAAAGAACCTCGGGCCTTGAGCTCGTGATTTACGTACAGAAGGAGCAGGCCGGTGTACTTCCGGCGTCCGGACACCTCTCTCGAATAGCACGCGCCCGTCAAGTCTTCTTCGCCTACGATGTGAATATTCGGCATGTGAAATCACCAAACGCTTATTTCGAGGCCCAACACGCACAAATACCCGAAGTCCGGGATGAACGAGAACGCCCAAGGTGACTTGTCTTCCCAATCGACCCATTCAGAGCGGGGCTTCCAGGTGACTAGGAGACTGCGGTTGGGTTTGTTGGAGCGATGTTCGAATAGGACTTTCATCTGGGTAGACTACTTGGGTTTAGCCTGAGAGGCAAGCAAGAAGTCCTCGTACACGGCGAGCGTGCCGTCCGGCCAATAGACGGCGTCGCCGCCCGACTTCGACCATCTTCTAGTGGCGGCGGGCTTCGCCTGGATGAGGACATCCGTGCAGATTTCCTGTGCTCCGCCTACCCAAAGCTCTTCCAACCGCTTAGCTGCCGCGACGTATGTTTCTTCCGCAGATTCGACGAGGGCTTGGTCGTGGACGAACGCGATCGGCCGCGAGCCAAACAGCGCGGAAGCCGGCACGGCGTAACACTCAACCGTCACGCGCCACGTGGACTCCTTCGCGCAGTCGGACCCAAGCCCCTGGAACCATGAGTTATTCCCGTCCGTGTAGCGGCACCCGCCTCGGACGCGCAGAGAGTACGGGTGGGTCATTCGGATACCCGACTCACTCTTGGAGGTCTTGGCGCCTACCTTATTGGGCGGGCATACCCCGGAGTTCATAATCTCCAAGTACCGCTCGCGCTGACGGTACTCCTCCTTGACCAAGCCCTTGACGACTACGAACTTGCCCTTGGCGTCCTTGCCCTTCCAGCCCGCGATGGCCTTAGCGACTTCCTCCGTGACCGTCACGCCGTAGTTGTCCTGGCAGTACCCGATGAGACGAGCCCAGCCCATTCCTCCGGGCAAACCGTACGCAGGGCCTTTGGCTAAGTTGCGCATCTCCTTGAAACGCTTCGGGTCGGTCGCCTTCATGGCGTAGCCCTCGGCCGCCGAAATCCCGTAGATTCTCGCCCCTAGCTCCACGAGCGCCGACCGCTTCGGGTCGTTGAGGATTACCGCTAGGTCCGACTCGCCGAACAGCCACATCTCGACCTGGGCAAGCATGCACTGCTCTAGCCCGGTGAAGTCGATGTCGAGGATGACGTTGCCCGGGCGGGCCACCATTATCTCGCGCACGCCGGGGACTTCCACCTCGCCGTCGTACTTGCAGCTCTCGCAGCCCGCTCCGGCGCAACTCGGGCACGGCCCCGTCACGGCCTTCGGCGGGTTCTGGACCTGTACGCCGTACGCCATTGGGGCCTGCCCCGGCTTGGGGTCCTTGCCTTGGGAGCAGCTCGTGCGCCCCGTGGCCTTCAGCGTAGTGTAGGACGGCTGGAGCACCGGCTTCGACCACCTCTTGACCTTGGACAGCAGCGTGCCGGCTTGCCCCGAGTCCGTGTACGCGATGAGTGCCGGGGACTTAGTCGCGCGGCACGCCGCGTCGTCGAGCTTGATGTTGCCGGCCGCATCGGGGTCCTTCTCGATCATCTTCTCGGTCGGCTTGCCCCTCGGCACGGGCAGCGAGTGCTCGGTGCACCACTGAACCATATACGCCTCGGCGGCCTTCTTGTTCGCCGAGCCGTCGGGGTTGCGCAGCGGCTTAGTCTCGGTTACCTCGTAAGCGACCTTCTGCTTGGCTACCGAGCGGGTCTTGGTCTTAGAGTACGTGACATAGGTGCTTTGGCACAACTCCGCCGCCGCCGCGAGCTCGGCAGCGGTCTTCTCGTAGAGCTTAGCCGCTTGGACAGGGTCCGACCGGAAACCGTAGCATTGCATCAGGTACAGCGCGATGGACGCTCGTACTTGGCGGTGCTGGTCCTTGAGCCACGTCGGGTGCGCGGACTGGGCCAGGTAGAGCTCGTCGGTGGCGCGCACGTCCTCGGTGACGTACGCCACGGCGTCAGCCGGCCACTCCGACACGTGGGTGCCGTAGAGCGTCCCGTAGCGCTGGCGCCAAGCGTCCGCCTTATTGGGCTGAGTCGGGGTGCTCCAGCGGGCGCAGCACGCCCCGAGGTTGGTGCGGAAGCCCGATTCTTCGGACATATCGAAGCGCGCCAGCGCGATGTGGTATAGCGTCTCGCGGAGCTCCGTACAGACGATTCGGTCTTGGTGGGCGGCGCCCAGGAGCATTTGCGCCCACTCGACTGGGCGACCCAGCTGTGCCCCGTAGGACATCAGCCCGGCCACGTCGTATGCCACTTTATGGCCCACGAAGAACAGCGACTCGTCCCGGAAGAGCGACTCGACGACTCGCGGGAACGCGGGGTCGCCAGCGCCGACTAGGTGGACCTTGCCGCCGTCGATGGCGAAGGCCAGCACCACCGGAGGAGGTGCCTGGACGCACGGCGCGATCAGCATCGATTCGGTGTCGAACGTCACGCGGATATGCGGCTTAGGCTTCGAGCGGGTCAGCGAGAAATCGAATGGTTGCATATATTCTCCAACGATAACGCACGGTCGGCCGTCCGTCCAGCCTAATCGCTAACCTACTGAAGTGCTTCGACTAAAAGACATCCGGGCGGCGTTCGCCACCTATAACCGAACGCTCTTCGGCGGGCGCCTTACCGAACCTCGGTTCGCGGTAAGGAAGATGCGCGACCTGGGGTGCTGGCACGAGCCCGGGCCGAAGTACCCAACCGGGCTGCTCGTGCTGGCGTCGGGCCAGAAGCACCCGATGTCGTGGCGCGCGACGCTAGTTCACGAGCTCCTCCACATCGCGGTGCCTGACTACGAAGCGGATGACCACGGACCCTTGTTTCTAGCAGAGGCCAACAAAGTCGGCAAGCTACTAGGACTGGACGAATGCGAGCCATGCGACGCGTGGGTGTGGCCCAGCCACAACGGCTCGTGGGAGCCCCCACCCGACGCGAACATCCTCGACTAAGCGCTACGCCGACTGAAGCTCGCGAATGGTCTCCAAGCAGTCGTTGTATCCGTTGACGCGCTGCCAGTAATCCCAACTCATCGCGGAGCGGTTCCACGGCCGATCGAACAGCAGCGCGAAGCCGCCCATCCCGGCGCCGTCTTGCCACTTCGCACAGTTGGCGTTCGAGTCATCTACCAAAAAGTCCCCAATAACGAGCTCCTTGGCCGAGGTGATGACGATGTCGGACTTGGCAAAGCCGGCTTCGTTCTGCAGCCAGTTCCAGCGCTCCATAGCCCATCGGCCGCTAGCGGGCGAGGTGCACGCCACAACCCTCCCGAGTTGCCGCAGTTCCGAGAGAAACTGCCGCGCGCCGTCGTACATCGGAAGTTGGTAGACCAAGCGCGGCGTTGAGTTAATATGGCCCCAAATGTCGGCGTCTTGTTCTTTCGTGGCTACGCACCCGGTGAAGTCGAACGTGGTGATGTCCGTGATGTCACGGGAGACGCCGTGACGAGCGCGGAGTAGGTACAGATACGTCGAGGCGAAATCGACGATGCAGCCGTCGATGTCGAGGAGGATCGTGTCCGTGCGGCTCATGACTTCCTCGCAAAAAACTGTAGGAATGCGGCATTCGTAGCAACGTGGTCGACGTGGAGCCTACCGGACTCGGAGTCTCGCGACGTCAGCCCGTGCTTCTGGATCTCTGCGAGGTGTCGCAGCAGCGCGGCCCGGTAGCGAGCCTCGGCATCCGGGACGAGCTGCCAAGAATCGGGCGCGTACTTGGCTGCGCCGTACGCCAACACGTCGCCGATGCCCTCCAGGCACTCGCCTGGGATAAGGTCCATGCGGCTCTTCCCGGAGTCAAACTTACGGGAGTGATAGTCGTCGGTTCTGGCGACGGGCGCTTCGACGACGGGCTCGGTCATGAGCGAGATGTTGTCATTCGAGGCGACCAGGTCGACGTAGCATTCGTCCTCCCCGTCGTCCGGGTCGTAGCCGATAGTTTCGGGACGTACGTAAGTGACCGTTGCCGGTCCACGATATCCGGTGTAGCTGTCATGAATCTCGACCCTATCGCCAACTTTGAACTTGCTCGTCATATCTTCTCCTTCGGGGGCGCACCCGGTACAGCCCGGCCAGCCCCAGCAACTCGATTGATGTCCCATATTGGATTCTTTCTAGTGGAGGGTCAAGCTCGGAACGACGAGCCGATGACGACAACCATCTGCCTTTTGCCGTCGTGGTGCAGAACGCAATGGGCTTGGGTCCACGAACTTGGCTTTTTGTTGTATGACATCTCCAACTTGGCGGTGACGCCGACCTGGAAGGCGCCGTCCCGGATACCGCACGTATGGCTATGCCCGATCGTCACCTTGCAGCCCAGCTTCGAGTACCCGAGCAGCGACCCTCGGGAGCCGTTCGTTCCGGCGTCGCCATGAAAAGCGTGCTCTACATCCGCCAACATCAGCGAGTCCTCGCGCCCGAGGAAGCGCACCGAGTCGGGCACTCCCAGACGTCGACACTCGGTCGCCAAGATGTCTGGCCACTTTTTCGTCTCCCGGAAAGACTCGTACTGGTTGGTCCACAGTCGGTGCCAGTACGGGGTGTTGATGGGGTCGGCGGCGGGGTCGTGCTCGTCCAACCAGCGGCCGAGGTGGTCGTGGTGGTTGCTCGCGACAACGTCGACCTCGTCGGCGCCCCAGCGGCTAAAGGCCCCCAGCATCGCGGCGGTCGACCGGACTTCGTCCTCGACCTCCAGCAGCCGCTTGACGTACTTCGCCTTAGGGGAGCGTTCGTGGTGCGACCGGGTCGCCCCATCGAATACGTCGTGGAGGACGAGGTGCTGCGGACGCACGCACTCCACGAGCGCCTTGGCGGCCTTCAGCGAGGCGATATCCTCGTGCCCTACGTGGATGTCACCGAGCACCACGCTGAGGGCGCGCTCAGCCTCGTAGGCGCCTTCCGGGGTGTAGCGGACATCCAAGTCCGTGAACGCCCCGGACTTACACGCCGAGACGTTTCGGACGTGAAAGCGCTTGCCGACGACTTCGACGACGACGGCGCCCAAGACGTGGTGCTCCTTCGCCTTGACCCCGGCGCGGGACGCCGAGTAGCGGGGCAGCGTACACGCGCCCGTGGACCAAATAATACGGGGAACGCGGTTGGTGGTCGGCACGACGGTTAGGGCGCGCTTGACGTGCCCCACGATGGCCGAGGTGCCTTTGCACAGAACCTCTAACCCCGTAGTCGGGTTGCCAGCCGTTGGCTGCACGGGCAGGTCCGCGAAGAGGGTCAGATTCTCGCCGAGCACTCGACGCTTGCGCGTCAAAAACGGCAGTACGGCTGCCGCATAGGTGGCGTCTTTGATACGCTTGTCTTTACCGCGCTTGGCGGTAGGGTTGACGTACTTGGCAGCGACCACGATGATCTCGGCGTCGTTGTGCTCAGCGTAAGCTTCGATGGACGCCCAAAAGCCCTTGTGAAGGGGCGACTCGTTCACTGCGGTCGTAATGATGTAGTTGCGGGTCATTTGGTCTTGACTTCCTTCATCTTCTTGGCGTCTGCCGCAGCCACGAGGACGTACTGCATAACGTACACGGCGCCCGAGGGGTCCTTGGATTGAAAGTATCCGAACGAGCCGTCCGGGAGTTCTACCAGCGTGCCGGGTTTCATCCTTCCGGCTCGCTCTTGACGCCGACGTCCGCCAACGCCTTTTCCAGTCCCGCGACGGTCTCGCGGATGGACTGCTCGACCGTGGGGTTCGCCTGCTTCGCCATCCGGCGGCGGGCGCCTGACAGCGTGTTGCCGGCGAGGGCCATAGTGGCGGTCGAGCAATCGGGCAGCTTGCCGGAGCCTTCGAGGGCGTCGAGGATGTAGTTCGTGCGGGCGAGTTTGCGGGCGATTTTACGGGCGATAGACATTTTAGCTCCTGTATCGGTTAGAAAGTGCCCGTCTTTCCGAGCTGTCCCTGCCGGTACCGCCGGCAGCCGTTCCCTCTTACGGGCTGGGTGCATTCCCAAATAGAGGGGCATGGCGACGCGTCTAACGTCCACACTGTGGAAACCCCGAGCGCGTTAAGCCCCGGAGAGTTCATGCCCCAACTAACCCTCGAAGCGCCTGAACCATTCAGGCGGGCTTTTGCGACACATTAGTGCCGACCTTCGAGGGTTAGTTAGGGCCGCGACCGAAGTCGCGACGGTGGGTTACTTGGTTCTGGCAAAGTCTCCGTGGAGTCTCAAAGCAGCCTCGCAGTAGGCGGTGTGGGCCTCCTCTGGGGCTTCATAGTACCCCAGATAGTGCAGTTGGCCAAAGGCCATTATGCGAGCTTCCCACTTCTTCATGCCTTTAGACCAAGAGACTCCTTTGAAACCTGACGTGTTGTTTCGCTTTATCCTCTGGTTTTGGATGTTCTGCGCCCTTGAGCAGTCTCGCAGGTTGG